GGTACCCAACAACCTCTCGCGCACTTATCCCCAAGTTATACACAGTTAGACACCGTGGCACATTGCCACTACCGGTGGTGTAGATACAGGGTTGTATCCATATTGATGGGGCATTTCGCCACACTGTATGGGTTTGGATACATAAAGATGGGGTGAATAGTGGCAACTGTATCCATCTCGCTGTGGATATGTCTCAATATAGTTGTACGATACTGTACATAGACTACATGTAGTGTTGTATATACCACACACCACCACGGGTAGATCGGCGAATAGGCTCACCCCCCACCCGGCATGGGCTGGCGCAGGGGACCCGCTGTGCCGCGGTTATCCCAAAAGGGGGGCGTAAGGTGCCCTCGGTTGACAATCCCAGCGTTGAAAGGTTGACAATCATGCGACATTTCCTGATCCATCTGCTTGAAAACGCGGTGTCCTTGCTCGCTGGGATGGGCGTGGGCGTGTATCTGTATCGCCGGTATTCACGGTCCAGTCTAGAGAAGGTCAAGGCGCTCCTCTCCAAGGCGGCACAGTGAAGCGGTTTCTCCGCTATGTCGCCCTGATCGTGTTCTGGATGGCCTCGCTGTTCGCGGTCAGCTACTACAGCTTCTACGTCGGCTACGAGGATGGCACCACGGACATGGCGCAGTACATCGCCGAGCACTACAGAGTCATCCCCCTAGGGAGCTACTTGTGACCGATGACAATACACAGAATTACCTCGACAGTCTGGGGCTCGTACGTAGCGGCCCGTACTTCGCGTATACCCCATACGGGGCCGGGTGGTTTCTTCCTTCGTGGGTCCTCGCGGCCACCACGTGGCTGTGGAATAGTCTGGCATGCCAACGGTACGGACACGAGTGCTTGGGTCTGGCAGAGTTCGAGGGGGAAGTAATCGAAGATTGGCATTGTTTCCACTGTCATAGGAGGGATTGCCGTGAGTGACTACACAGAAACGCATCAAGGACTGACCGCAACGGTTCGCACCGAGCCTCATAAACTGACGATCGTCGTTGAGTTCCCAAGCGACAGTACGGCAGTGCAGCAGGGGGTGACGACTGAGGACGTGCTGATGATGATCGAACAGTGTCTGGACACGCCGTGGTGGTACCGAGACGCGCTAATGATTCGTGACTAAGCGGAGGGGTTATGGCTGACTGTACGAAGTATCCAGTCGGGAGCCGCGTGACGGTCAAACCAAGCGCGGCCCTTGATGTGTCAGGCGTCGCCTGGCCTTACCTAGAGGGAAAAGCCGGGACGGTCCGCAAGGTCAATATCTCGTCCAGCGCGGCTGGGGTCAATACGCCCGGACTATGGGCAGTCCTGTATAGCATTGAATTCGACGAAGAGTTTCGCGGGGGCTGGGACTGCTTCGGGGCGTGCATACCAGGAAAAGGCCAGCAGATCAGTGAGCAACATCTCGAACTTGAAGACTATGGAAAAGCCTGGTCAGGATAACCTAAATCTTGGTAATTCCGCCGTGCTTGGTACCACGCCGGAACCAGACAGGGCCGCGCCGGTCCCCCTCCCACCGTCTCGGCCAAGCTCGACACCCGCGCACTACACGCCGGTCCGTAAAGAGACGATCGAAAAGCGACTGTCGCGCAGGTTGGATTTGATCGACGAGGAGTTGACCGACCAGGCGTTCAAGGAGCGGCTGTCGGTGGCGTCCGTCAAGGATGTGGCCGTCGTCGAGGGCATCTACCTTGATAAGCTCACTGAGCTGCGGGGTCAGCCGAATCGCGTGGTAGGGAGCGACACGCGGGCGAAGCTGACCGAGTTTATGGTCGCGGCCATCCAAGAACTCCAGCGGCGCGGGATGACGATCAAGCTCACAGAGCGCACAGCGGAGGTAACGGGTGGACCTGAAAGACCTGGACCATTCAAGGTTATCAACGCTCAGTGACGAGGACCTGCTTGAGGCGTGTCAGCAAGGGCTTTCACTCCAGCGGGCCGATAGCCAAGAAAACGCCCTGTACTACTACAAACCGGCCAACCCCCAGGTTGGACGCATTCATGAACTGACGGTCGGCACCATAGGAATTGGCGGCGGGAACGGCGCGGGCAAAACCGAGCACGCCCTTGTAGAAGGAGTCATCCGAGCTACCGGGCAAATACCTCTTTACCTACGCGATACCTACCCCCGCCAAAAACTACGCGGGCCGATCAACATGAGGGTCGTGTGCGAGTCGTTAACGACGGTATTACACCCGGTTATCTTACCGAAACTGCAGTGGTGGCGCTGGACGGGCCAGGGCCAGCCTTTTGGCTCGCAAGGTCATTTCGGCTGGATTCCACGACACTGTCTTATTGGTGGGGAGTGGAAGAGGTCCTGGAACGAGAAACTACGCCTCCTCAGTGTCCTCTACCGCGATCCCGACGACGAACGAGTCATTGGACAATCCACAATTCAGTTCATGTCCTACGATCAGGACCCGTCTGACTTCGCGTCGGGCGACGTGCACTACTGCCTGCACGACGAGCCTCCGTCGAAGGAAATCTGGGACGAGAACGTCGCCCGTGTCATGCGCGTGGACGGGACGCTCGTCGTTGCGATGACCTGGCCGAACAACCCCGCCATTGCGGTAGACTGGATTTTCGATGACATCTACGACCGATCGCACCGGGACAGTAATATTGTATGGATCAACATCTGGAGCACCGACAACCCGCACCTCGATCAAGCGAGCATCGCCAGACGTGCCGAGCAGATGGACGACCAGACGCGGCGGGTGCGTATCTACGGCGAACCGATTCGATTCAGCAACCGGATACACCCGATCTTCACCGAGCAGGAGATGACGTGGTGCTTCGAGTGTGGGAACCGTGTGATTGGCGTCGCTGGGAATTGCGGGACCTGCGGCGGGCACTGGATCAAGCAGGTGAATCACGTTGTACCGAATAAGGTCGATCCTCTATACCCGGTGGTATGCCTTCTTGATCCGCATCCTCGCAAGCCTCACATGATGCTGTGGGTCCAGATTGACCCGAATGACGACTACTACGTGGTCGCGAACATCGAGGTTGAAGGGAGTGCCGATGACGTGGAGAAGGCGGTTCACGAGGTGGAGCGCAAGTACGGCTGGTATTTCATCTACCGCATGATCGACCCAAATATGGGGAGGAGCCCAAGTGGTACTGAGCGCGGCATCACCTGGCAAGACGAATTCTCGAACGTGGGTCTGTCATTCGACCTTGCCGATGATTCCGACGTTGGACGTGCTCGTCTCAATGACTATCTTCGGCCCGACAAGCAACTGTGCCGTCCTCGTATCACCTTCTCGTCTGATGTGGATGCAGTACATTTCCAGCTCAAGCGGTACGTCTGGGCCGACCCGCGTCGGCTGAGTGGGACAAAGCGCCAAATCCCGAAAGCGGATTACGACGACTACCCGACGCTCCTCAAATACTTGATGAACCGCCTGCCCACGTACCAGGAGCTACGCGGCATCGGACGAGATGAAATCACGACCCCCACCCCCCTGCAACCGGCGTATGGTGGCGGCTACCGAACGGGAGTGACGCATGGCAGATGACCTGGCCCCGAATACGGGCGAAATACCCGTCGAGGGCAGCGACACGCCGCTTCAGGACCCTCAGATGGGCGGCGACGCGCTCATTGAGTCCGCCGAGCAGCTTGAGAAGGGCGATCCACAACCGCCAGCCAAGTCGGCCATGCCGCCCGCGAGTAAGTCGCTGGAGATCAAGGACCGCGAGCAGGTGGTTCGCGATGTCCTCAAGCTCTACACGGACGACATCCGTGATCGGTCCGAGTGGAACGAGGCACGCATCCAGCGGACGGCGAAATATCGTGGCTGGCGGGAGCCGAAAGCCTACCCGTGGCCTGGAGCGAGCAACGCGCACCTGCCGATTATCATGACCGACGTGCAGCGGACCGAGGACACGCTGCATAACGCCGTGTTGAGCGTGCGCCCGGTCATGAATGCGAAGGCGGGCCACCCCAACGACGTGGAGAAGGAGCGTGGGGTAGACCTGCTCCTGGACTACCAGGTGTTCAAGGAGAACGACGGCGAGTATCGGGTTGCCAAACTGATTAGTAGCTTCGTGCAGGACGGGATGTTCGTCTGTTTCACGCCGTGGGTGCATGAGAAGCAGGTCATTTCGACCCTCTATCACCTCCCCTTCCCTGTGGCGAACAAGTCGTGGGACACATACATCTGGGAAGCGCTGCGTGGGTACTACCCAGAGGCGGTGGTCCTGCCAACCGGCGACCAGTGGCGATTCGAGGTACGAGAGGAGAACGATTTCACCGGTCAGGTCAAGAGCTTCTTCGTGGACGTGACCGCGTCAGAGACCGGCGTGCAACTGGCCTGTCGCCATGACGAGACGACGTTTGAGGGACCGTGTCTCATCCCCAAGGAATTGGAAGATGTGGTTGTGCCGATCCGGTGCGAAAATCTTCAGCCGCGCACTGTCGCCAATCCTACAGGAGCCGATCGAGTTATCCTTGTGGATTATCCCAGTCTCGACGAAATCAAGCGACTGCGTGCTCATGGTTTTTACGACCTTATCACCGACGCGGATATGGGAAGGCTCGATGAACTCCGAGGAGCGTCCCAAGCCGGTATCGCCGCCAACGATCCTGAAGGTCAAAAGAAGCTGAAGGACGACCTGGAAGGTCGTGCGCTCGCTCATGAGGGAGCCGACCCCGATACGCAACCGGGGCGGAAAACATTCACGCGACTCATGTTCTTTGGGAGGGCAGACCATGACGGTGACGGCCTTGAGGAAGATGTTATTTACTGGGTCATCGAAGAAGCGAAAGTTCTTCTTCGAGCGCGGTACCTTACCGCGGTGTACCCTTCGAATCCTCCTCGGCGACCATTGCAGTGTGCCAAGTACATTCCTATCAATGACCGTTTCTATGCCATCGGACTCATCGAACTCATGGAGTCCGGCTACGACATCATCAAAGAAACCTTCGATCAAATGATCGACGCGGGCTGGCTGGCGAATATGCCATTCGGCTTCTACCGCCCGGCGTCCAGCATGAAGCCCCAACAGATCAAGCTGTCCCCCGGTGCGATGATTCCGTTAGGGTCACCCCAGCAGGACGTGTTCTTCCCGCAACTCCAGAACGGGATGACGGCGTTCGGCATGAACATCACGGCGATGGTCATGCAAATCCTGGATCAAGTGACCCTCGTCGGACAGCTTCAATTGGGCGGAGTGCCCCAAGGCAAGTCGTCAGCACTGCGGACAAGCCAGAATATGCAATCGCTCCTGCAGCAGGGTGACGCGCGCCCGGAGCGCGTGTTACGGAGGTTCTTTAGTGGTCTTGCAGAAATTTGGCGACAGTTTCATATCCTCGATAAAGCCTTCCTACCAGCCGGTAAGAAGTTCCGTATTCAAGTGGAGCTGGAACCCGGAAACAACCCTTATTTGGAGGTGGCGGACCCGCAAGCACTCGAAGGCGACTTCGACTTTGAATTTGGAGCCAACATACTTAACTCTAATCGCGCGCTGTCCAGTCAAGCCACACAGGAGATCCTGAGCGTCATCGTGAATCCGATGCTGCTGATGATGGGGATTGTCACCCCACAGCACGTCTATAACGCACTCAAGGAAGTAATTCGGAGCAAGGGGCAGGCCCCACAGAAATACATCCAACCCCCGCAGGGCATGGTCGATGACGGCCGTCCATTCTTCACCGCGGAAGACGCCATCAACGCGGCCTGCAATGGTCAGATGCCCTACGGGAAAGCGATGGAGCCGCTGGATCAGCACCTGACGAAGATCATGGAGTTCATGCAGCAGACGCTGGAGCACCCTGAGCTGATTAGCGAGCAGGGCGCGAAGATACTCGGCGTCTACGCGGCGCAAGTCCAGGCCGAGATGCAAGCGCTGATGCAGCAACAGCAGATGATGGCACAGGCGCAGGCCATGCAGCAGCAGCTTCAGGGCAAGCAGGACAGTAAACCCGGGCCGAAGGGCGAGACCAACCCCGGTGCTCAAGGTCCGGCGGGGAACGCACCACTCCAGGGCCGTGAGTTAGCTGACGAGAGCCTCCCGGGAGCGGGCGGTGGAGCCAACACCGGTGGCTAGAAGGGAGCAATTTGAAGTTTACTGCTCAACCTGTGGCCGAACATGGGGACGTGTGGTGGTGGAGATCGACCGCGACGGCGTCGGGCGCAATCGACCTGATGGGACCATACCCCGGCGATGCGACTGCGGTCCTGCGGGTTGTTTGCAAAGGCGTGCTGTTTAATTTAACCATTGGAGGGGATCATGGGAGTGGACATCAACGATTACCGGAGGCAACGGACTGAGCAAGCGAACGAGGTACAGCCTGAACCGGTTAAGAACCCGTTCGCGGACCTGCCCGCGGTGGACGTGACCGAGTACCTGACTGAGAACGAGACCTTCAATAACATGGCCCGAAAGATGGGCGTCTATCTCGCCCAGCTCAAGGCCATCCAGCAGGATTGCCAGAGTAAGCTCCCGGAGTCGCTCAACGAGCAGGCGACACGGGCGCTGTCGATTCAGTATTGGCGTCATTGGGGGCTGGAGAACGGCGTGCGTGCGGTCCTCCAAGCTCTGAAACAAGAAGCCGGTGGAAGTAAGTAACGCTCATTGAGCGCGGTGTTCAGGACGGCCACAACAGTCCTGCGGTAGCCAAGCCAGAAATGAGGCATGTCATGGACGAATCGTTGGAAATGGAGCAAGCAATCGTATCAGGAGTCCCAGCTCAACCTGTATCAACGCCTGTCGCACAGCCGCCTACTCCTCTGGAGCCGGTGTCAGTCGCGCCCGTCTTGGAAGCGCCTGTCATCGAAAGTCCAGAAGCCGTGGCGCCTGAGCCGCACCCGTTAGACCCAGGTGGAGTGAGATTCAAGCAAGTCGTGGCCCGCGCACACAAGGAGCGCGATCGGGCCGATGCGCTAGAGACCGAACTGGCGGCAATCCGCGCCGAGATCGACGCGTTGAGACAGCCGACAGGCTCCGGACCAACCACCCCAACGTGGGTGGACCTGGAGCAAGGCATCGCTGAGGGCCGGTTCACCCGTGCCCAGGCGAACGACTTCCGCGAGAAGGAACTCCTGAAACAAGTCGCGGTGGTGGCTGAACAGAAGATCGCCGAGCGCCAAGCTGATAACGCCGTTGGCGATCAACTGTATAAGTACCAGACGTCCGCCCCAGACCTGCAGGATCGGAACAGTGTACTGCGGATGCGGGTCGATCAAGAGTTCGATTACATCCTGGCCCTGCAAGGCCGTGATGCCCGAGCGCTCACCTCGCGTGATCGCCGGAGGTTCGAACTCCAAGCGATACGGGCGGTCCTTGGTCCAGTGGAAGCGATTCGTCAAATTGCTCGTCCCAGACCGGAGCCCACGATGGAAATACACGGTGCTACCCAGAAGCCACAGTCAAAGCCGGTCAACCCTGACCAAAAACTGTTGGACGCCCTGACCCCTGAACAGGTGGCGCATTATCGCAAGATGATGAACGCCGGTCAGTATAAGGGCGGTTGGAAGGAAATCGTGGAAGAGATTAAGTGGGTGCCGCCTGTGAGGCAGTGACATGCGCTCAGACATCTATGTGAAGCGGAAGGACAGTAGTTGGACACAAAAGGAACTCAACGACGCGATGCTCCATCCGGGGCGTCGGCACGGGAAGCCGCATGGGTCGTATGTCGTTGATCTGGCGGACCTGCGGAAGCTGATTCTGCTCTGTCCGTTGTGCAACAGCAAGTTCGACTACAAGCGTCACCGCTTTCGAATGGAAAAAGAGTTCCGCTACGTGATCGCCAACTGTGACGCGTGCCGGACGTTGGATACGCACTGCTCCATGTACATCGCAGAAGAGACGTACATGACGGTGCGTTCGACAGCCGACGAGCGTCGTGGGTTGGCAAAGTGGCGGCAGAAAGTCATCGAGCGGAAGGGCGATCTGAACGACCCCCCTCCGCGCAACATCTAGAGGAATCACATGCAACTAGCATACTTGCTCAATGGTGGGCAGGCTAACATTCGGAAGTACAAGGTGAACGCGACGCACGTAAACAACATCATCGTGCTTCGTGGCTCCGCTGCACAGTCCGGGTTAGCCGTGTCTACCATAACTTCATGGACCGACAGTATGGGTCTCACCCTGGATCAGGGTCTGTTCCAGGGTGCGACGATCGCCTACAGCACCGTGCAGGGCGATCCCGAAGCCGTGTATAGCATCCTAATCAACACCGACGCCGTCTATCGGGCGCTGCTCGTCGGCAGTGCGACCGACGCCGTGCTTACGGATAACGCGATCCTTACCGCCTCAGCAGCGGGTCTGACCGCAGTTGGCACGAATAGCGTGTCCAACCTGGATGGCGGAACGATCTGGTATACGAGCGGTCCGAACGTGGGTCGTTCGAGGATTATCGAATCGGTGGCGACCGCAACCGCCACGGTCCTCGTGCCGTTCGCCGCGAACGCGGTCGGCGACGTGTTCTTGGTTCATAACATGCGTCCGGGTCTGGTAGGTTCGACGATGAACACCGCCCTGACGAACGTCCTTCAGAACAACACCGCGATCACCGGCACGACCGGGATCATGGTGGATAATGAACTGAACGGCAATAGCAACAGCTACCTGCATCTCATGCAGTCGGATAGTGCATTCGGAGCAGCGGCCACATAAGCTGATTAACATAGCCTTCCGATTAGCGAATGTCTATGTTGCGATCAGCCGAATGCGTTAGAAGGTACGTTTCATGCCAACACCAATGTCAGCAGGTTCGATGGTAGACCTGATTGATAAGCGCGTCACGAAGATTTTCCATGACGAGCTGAGTCAGCTACCCGATCGAGTCGGTGAGTTCTACGGCATGCAATCCTCCAAGGACAGCTTCGAGAAGTGGTCCGAGGTTGGTGCGCTGCCAGATTTCAGTCAGTTCAACGGAACCGTGGTTTACAACTCCCAGAGCCAAGGGTACGATACAATCGTGACCCACTTGGAGTGGGTGAACGGGTTCCAAATCAACCGTGACCTGTACGACGACGACCGGCATGGGTTGTGGAGCCAGCGTCCCGCTGCGCTCGCCAACGCTTACAACCGGACCCGCCAGGCGCACGGTGCGCGTCTGTTCAACAACGCCTTCGCCTTGGACACGTTATTCTACGTGAACAGCGAAGCAGTGTCCCTGTGTAACGACTCGCATACCACAACTAGTGGTGCGAGTACGGCATCGGGATTCGATAACCGTGTCACGTCCAGCTTAACCGCCGTCGCCGTCGGTTCACTGCGCACGACCATGCGCGGGTTTCGTGGCGACCAAGCCGAGCGGTTCGACTGCATGCCGAGCAAGATCGTCGTGCCGATTGATCTCGCCGATCGTCTCGATGAGATCATCAAGTCGGACAAGCAGCCGGACAGCGCAAACAACAACATGAACCCCCAGTATGGTCGCTTCAGTGGGACCGATTGGGAGTACCTCACCGACACGAACAACTGGTTCATGCTTGATGAGCGGAACATGAAGAAGTTCAACGTCTGGTTCGACCGTATTCCGCTAGAGTTTGGTCGGGCGGAAGAGTTCGATACCTTCGTTGCCAAGTGGCGTGCGTACTGTCGGTACGCGAACGCCTGGTTCAACTGGCGCTTCATCGCCGGAAGTCAGGTGAGCTAACATGCCAGCCGCGTTCACGAGAGCAGTTAAGCGCGGCGCTCGTGTCCGCACGAAGGTCCTGTCAGGAGGGCGGTATATTCATATCGCCTTCCTGGGCGGGAAATCTTATGCTGGTGAAGTGAAGAGGAAGAAAGGTAAGTAATCATGCCGGGTCATAGTCGATATGACGACAAGGGCAAGAGGACGTTTGGTTCGGATACACGGCAGATCGACCCCAAAACACTGGAGCCGATCGAGATGGGCCCGCTGGATAGTAGCGGAACCACACAGCCAAAGGTGGTGCCAGCTCCGCAGCCTTCGCCGCCTGGTGAGATGTCTCCAGAGGCGCAAGCCTTGGAGCGTGACTACGACCGGCGCATGCTGCTCAAGAAGCAGCAAGGTCGATAACGCCAGGGCCGATCAAGGCCTGACGGCGTCTGTTGTAGGGTGTCCAGTTCAGGGGCGCGTGAATCATGGACGAGACCCTAATCGTGCCATAGGTACAGATCATGGGGTACATCACACGATACGGAAGTTTCTGGGGCATGCTGCCTCAGACAAGCGGTAGAATATTTTGGGTTGCCGATGCAGCCAGCTACACGGTTGAAGGCCGAACCTATTCGGCGAGTGATAACAACGATGGGTTGTCCCCTGAGCGGGCGTTCCGAACGGTCGATTACGCCGTCGGGCAGACGACGGCCAGTGTGGGCGACGTCATCGTTCTCCTGCCAGGGTCGCATTCCGTTTCAGCCACAATCGCAGTAGACGTGGCAGGAATTACGATTACGGGTATTCCTGGGAACGCGCCGATGGCGAAATCTCGTATGAGTTCGGGTTCTGTGCGCAATCGCTCACAGATCACCTCGACTGAAACGGCTGGGCTGATTTTCACCGTGTCAGCAGCGGATGTTGAGATCGCCTGGGTGCACCTTGCTCCGATTACAGCCGGGGCTGGGATCAGTGCCTCCAACGCAGCGGACAGACTGTATGTGCATGACTGCACATTCAATCTTGGTTCAACGACCCAGACAGCGACGTTTGGTATCACGTTTCCCCTTGGAACGGGGACGGCAACGCATAATGATGACACCGTCATTAGTAACTGCTACTTTCAGGCAGGGGCGAATGTCGGCCCATTCATTCGGGCTGCTGGAACATGCGATGGATTGACCATTCAAAATTCCACGTTTGAATTAATCGGAGCCGCTGCGATGGATGATGCGATCGAATTGACACAAATCAATTTAGGGACGCATATCCGTGAATGCGACTTCTATACGCCAACCTCCGTCACGACAGTATTTACGGACTGCATCGACACCACGGGCGCGACAACGGACGGCTCGACACAAGTCTTCCGTTGCTATTTCCCTGAAGGGTCCGATGCGTTTGAAGCGACAGCAACGCTTGATATCACTGCCGCTGAGAACTACTTGTCCACGGCGACAGGTGGCGCATTGACAGGTTCGGTGTAGTGAATTAGCCTTCGCCGGACGGGCTCAAAATGTCCGGCCCACTTACAGGGAGGGCGCGTGATTCACATCCCAAACACGGACTTCGCTCCGGGGACTATCGTGGTCGCTGCCGGAGTGACCCCCCGGTACTACGAATTTCAAATGTCTCTAGAAGGATTGCATGTTCCGGCAGGGACGAAGCTGCACATTGAACGTAGCTGTGACATCGCGCAGAACTTCAACAAGGGCGTCCGTGACATGACAGGGGATTGGGTTTGGTTTTTGGGTGATGACCATTCCTTTCAGCCTAACATGTTACTCGCGCTCCTGGCGTATAAGAAAGATGTCGTGGTGCCAATCACGCCGTGCAAAATAGCTCCTTGGTTTCCTTGTATGATGCACGGACCAGCGAACCCTGAAAAAGACGGGTTTTGGCATGAAGGGATGCTCCTGTACCACTGGGATGAGGTATCGGGGACAGGCCTCATGGCCCTTCCAAAGGGTGACTTCATTGGGCAAGCGGGAATGTTAGTTCGTAAACCTGTACTTGCTCAGCTCAAAGACCCTTGGTTCAAATGCGGTCAGCTCGATCCGGGGCGGTTGCAAGAAGACATGATGTTCTGTCATGAGCTGCAGCAACTTGGTTATACAGTTTGGGTATATCAGGACGTCGTGCTGGATCATTATTTCATCATCGGCGTAACAGCCAGACGACACCAAGGGAAGTGGGTTCCTGCGCTGAAGTCGGGCGTGAATGTCATCACATTACCTGACGCGAAACCAGCCTTTGACCCGAATACAGTGATTCCGCCGGGAGCTAAACCACTCAAATGGGGGAAGTTACCGACAGGGCCTTGGGATGGAGGGAACGATGATCGACCCACTGGGGTTCAATCTGTATTACAAGGCGAGCAGCGCGCACCTTGGCGAGGGGACGAAAGTGTGGCAGTTCGCGACGGTGAATGATGGCGTCATTACTGGCAAGCGTTGTGTCATCGGATCAGGGACTTGGATCGGCGATCGAACCGTTATGGGCGACGATTGCCGCATTCAGCACGGGGCCTTTATTCCGCGAGATACTCATATTGGGAGTCGTGTATTTGTTGGCCCTAACGTTGTACTTACTGACGATGCGCACCCTCAGGTCAATAACCCAGCGTATCAAGCGCAGCCGCCTGTACTCGAAGATGATTGCAACATTGGCGCAGGAGCCGTAATCCTTCCAGGAGTTCGTATTGGTGCTGGGGCCACAGTCGGCGCTGGTGCCGTAGTCACCCGTGACGTTTCGTCGGGCGTCACGGTCGCAGGTATCCCGGCGCGGGAACTAACCCATAATCTAGGGGGCAAATGCCATGAAACCGTTAGACATGAATCTCTTGCGTAAGCATGAGCGGGATTCGCGACAGGACGAACTCAAGCGTGCTGAGTACCTGTTGCAACACCCGAAAGTGGAGGACAAAGTTCAAGCACGCAAGAACGTCGATAAAGTGAAGTCCCAGCTCGACAACTTCTCCCCGGAGCCACTGACCGGCGCTGAGAAGGATAAGCTGTATAACCTTGAGAAGCGTCTGGCTGCACGTATCAAAGAGGGCATGCCAACTGACGAGACCATGCGTAAGAACCCTGTCGGAGCTGTCCACGCGCACCGCATGTGGGAGCAGGCCAACAAGAAGCTGATTAACGTCTGGAAGAATGTCCGTATCCAGCTCAACCCTGAGAGCGACGACAAGGACCTGGCGAACATCGAGCGGCTCCGCAATCCAGGTCAGGTAGACCGCCTCCGCACAGACGCCCAGATCAGTGGGGTCATGTCCTATGCGGGCATCCCAGAGGAGCTGTGGCCCTTTGAGGACCCCAAGAATACCGCCCTCAAACAAGCCGAGAAGGTCGCCAAGGAAGCGAAGGATCGTATAAGTAAGTCCGTGGCTGAAGCTGAACAGATACTCGCCACGCGGGAACCGATTGAGCTTGAAACCGGCAAGCGCAAAAGGAAGTTGTCACCGGAACGTAGACAGGCGCTTCGTGAGCTGATGGCCGCCAATCGTGAGAAAGGTCGCCAGAGGCGTGAAGCTGAGAAACAACAGGCGACAGGGACCCCGGCTACGCGAGTAGCGTCTGCGGTCCCAGGCGTCTAAGGAGTGACTCATGGCATTTCCATTCTTGTATGAGGAAGGGTTCGAGTTAGGGACGATCGGACAATTCGACGCGCAATCTCCTGATCCGTTTACGCGGGCTGGATTCGATCACTACAGCACACTCGCAGGGCGACCTGATGTGAAGGTGGCCCCCTTTCGTGGAGCGTACTGTTTCCGTGTAGACCTTGCCACCAATACGACCGACCATTACGTCCAGGAGACGGCTGCGTTCGATACGGCGGCGACGGGGCGTATTCATATACGGTTTCAGTTGTATATAAGCCCAAGCAGAGTGATGGCTGACGCCGATGAATTCGCCGTGTTTCAGCTTTGGTCTGGTGCGACGACGGTTGAAGCTGGCGTCTATGTGAACTTCACAACGGCTAGCGGTCTGCGGCTCGGCATCGGCGAAACGACAGCGACTCAGTTCCTCTCGTTGTCACCTGGCGTCTGGCATACTGTTGAAGTCAACGCCTTGATTGACTCAGGTGTACCGAACGACGGGACCATTGACGGATTCCTCGATAACGCCGCCTTCACGCAGGTCACTGCTTTAGATCAAGGCGCGATCACGAGCGCAGTGTTTGGCGTCCTGTCACAAGACGTGGGAACCACCGCCGGAGTCGTGTTGATAGATGAAATCTTCGCCGATGACACGCGGTTATTCCCTATTGTAGAGCGTTTCCCTGAGACCATGTTCATGACTCGTAGTGGGCACTGTGCTGTCGGCGCGACCGAATTGTTGAACGTGGAGTTGATTCCTGGCACGGGCACGGATAGCGTGCTGACGCTCTATGATACCGACAAGGCGTACACTTCGGACCCCAGTAACATCATTGGGCGGCTCCATAACCTCACGGCTAGTGAGCCACCGATTGACCTTGCGGATGTGCCGGTCTGGTCGAAACGTGGGGTGTATGTTGATCTCGCTGGGACCGCACCGCGCGCCATCGTTCACATTGGGCGCTCACAAGGGTATCGTTCAGATGGACGCATTCGCGACCACGGATCACGTCGTAAGAACCATCCCATTGCTGGATAAGGATTAGCCATGAAAATCATTGCCCCACCGACTATTAGTAACCTCAAAGAATTGGCTGATCTTTTGCTGAATCCAGCGAAGTATGCCAAGTATCTTGGTGAGCTTCAGAAGTTGCTCGATGCCATTAACTCACGGTTGGAAGACTTGGATCAGTTCGAAACAATTAGCGCTTACAAAGCCAAGGCAGACGCCGATGTGGCTGTGGCACGACAAGCGCTGACCGCTGTGAAGGCGGATCGTGCGATCGCGCTTGAGGCAGCAGAGGCTATTCTTAGCCGCGCTGATGATGACGCGAAGAGGATTGTTAGCGCGGCTCATGCGCGTGTGGCGGATGAGCGCCAAGCGCTCGAAGACAGCGTGAATAACGTAGCGCAAGTTCGTAGCCTTGAACTTGACTTGCGCGAGCAGTCCCTTGTCGCGCGCGAGCGTGATCTTGAAAAGCGCGAGAGCGAGTTGTCCGCAGCAGTCAAACAACACGAGTCGAAGGTTGCCAAACTCAAGGCAGCCGTTGCGTAAAGAAGAGAGGAACTATGCGTAGATTGGTTGTAGCTCTGTGTCTCTGCTTACTTGCTAGTGTCGCCTCTGCCGCACCGACACCAAAGAATTCCCAGCTCTTGTGGGATGACTACACAGACCCCGACGGGGTTGGCTATTTCTTGTACTGGGCAAAGGAAAGTGAACCTCTCCCAAGGCTCTATGATAACACGCGGCGGACGGACATCGGCGCAAACGCTTCAGAGACCATCATTACGGCATCACTAACCGCCGTCAATGTAAAGGGAAAGATGTGTTTTAAGCTAACCGCCTATGACCTTGCCAAGAATGAGAGCGACTTCTCGAACGAGGCGTGCGGTTTTTTCGGCGTAACGGGCCCAAAGGGCCTCAAGGCGGCATAGAGGAGGGCTAATGGCAATTCTACCGGATCCATCACGGGCAAATGTGTGGGCAAAGTTCATGAGGACGCAAAGTGCGAAACACGCTTTGTTGTCCGGTGCCGCCGGGAGTAAACGACAGTTACGTCTAGCGGTTGATGCAGCAGATGACCGATTCGAGTTCTTCGTAAATGGGCTCACGGTCCCCCCGGTTGCGGCTCTCTCTGATTTGTCTATCACACAACGGCTTGAGCTTATCCGTGAACTGATTACTGAACGGTTAGGAGAATAACATGGCCAGCGGCGATCCAGTTGTCCAAATCCTTGAGATTATCCCGCCAGCGGCCAACTTTGCGGTACGGTCCCGGCGCGCCGGAGGTTCCACCCCCTCCGAGAACATGCCCATATGGTTGTTCGACGCAGCCACTATTGAGTACCTTGACTTCCTGTGTTTCTTGCGTGGATATGATGGCGGTGGTTTGACCTTTACTTTTGTGTGGTCCGCCGCGACGGCCACGACACTTGAGGTTGTCTGGGGGGTTGCCATTCGACGTGTGCAAGATGATTTAGAAGACATTGATGCTGCACAGACTTACGATTTCAACGACCACGCGGGAGCCACGACCGCGACATTAAGCGGTGAGTTCGCCTATGACACCGTTACGTTCACGAACGGGGCGGATATGGATTCGTGGGCTGATGGTGAAATGGCCATCGTGCGTGTGCGGCGGAATGCCTCTGCCGCTGCTGATGACATGGCGGGCGACGCGGAGTTCGGGGTGTTAGAAGGTCGAGAGACGTAGATGGCACTGAGGAAGGACGCCTCAACCGACGAGATTCTCTTTGACACGGCGGCTCCCACAGGGGATATCACTGTCATGGCGTGGGTGCGGATTGCCGTTGATAACAATAATTTCAGCACCTTCTATTATTTGGGTGGAGATGTAGACAACCTTACGCAAGCCATCTATCTTGGCACGGGCGCGGATGGCACCACGTTGGAACTGTGGGCCTTGACCACTATTGCGGCTCGTGGAACCGGCACAAATTTGACGGCTGGAACATGGTATCACCTGGCTTTGGTTACCAACACCGGCGTAGCTTCGGCATTCACTGTTTATTTAAATGGGGTGAGTGATTTTACTGGGACATTAGGAGATGGCACGTTCTCTGCTCAGCGCGTGCAGCTTCTCGATGATCCAGTAGACGAATGGACAAATGGCAATATCACCGCGCTCAAAATATTCAACGCGCAGTTGACTCAAGACGAAGTGCTCAACGAAATGCGGTACATCAGCCCGATCCGGTTAGCCAATCTCTGGCAATGGTGCCCCTTTCTCGATGCCACTGACAATGAGGACTACAGCGGGAATGGGCGGGATTACGTCTTTACCACGATTGCCACAGAGGATGGCCCATTCATAGGGTGGGCTCCGCGCCATCCACATATTGGTTATTGGATTGCTGCTGCCGCTGCTGCCTTTGATGCTGCTTTAATGGCCGCTATGAGCCGACCGTGGAGGGATATTGTGTTTCATCAACCCAAGGTTGTGGAATCAGGAATGAAACCACCGAACCTTATTAACCCGTAAAGGAGTCCCATGGGAAGCTATCAAGGCGGTCATCAAACAGCGGCTGGTACAAACCTGACTATTCTCGCACTTGAGTCAGCGGCAGCCGTGCGCGGTCGAGTTCATCAACTTGTTATCGGTTCAGACGCCACGCCTGCTGACGTTGCGACAGAATTCGCGGCCTTACGACACACAGCGGCTGGCGCTGTTGGAACGGCTGTCACAGAAAAGCCTACAGCAGAAAGCATGTTCTCTGCAGCGGGCTGTAATCTCCGTGGTGGCACTATGACGGAGCCCACGTATGAAGCGGTCGCCACCGAAGCTTTGCTTCAGTTTGCGCTTAATCAGCGTGCAACCTTCACTTGGATTGCTAATCCTGGGCGTGAGCTTATAACTACAGCGGGTACCGCGAATGGCATCGGTGTGCGGTCTATCGCCTCGGGCGGTACGCCAAACATCAACCTTACGCTGGCTTGGGACGAATAATATGCGTATGGGCCGTTCGGCTGGCTATATTTGTATTGTCGAACCTGACAAACCGGCTTGGGAACGTGACTCACTTCAATGTGTGCACTGTAACGCTCATTGGTGGGTCGCTCCTGGGAGTGGAATGCAACGAGGCTGGTGTATGAACTGTAATGGCCCCCACTGTGGGCGGAAGAATTGCTGGACCTGTCGTCCATTTTTGAAACGCCTAGAACTGTGGGAAAAGCGGCAGCAACTTCTCCAACGGGTAGGATAAAAATGTGCCACAGCCATCGACATACCAATACCAGGAAATTACAGGCCCGGTTTGGAGAGAGTCTGTTGCGGCAAGTTTGTCCTGGCTTCCACGGGCTCAACAACCAGCACGGAAGTTACCGCCTCATCGTCTAGGCGACTTTGCACGGCCAGAGTTCGCGGCCCTCTATAATCCGGCTGGCATACAGTGGATACCTAGTGCACGCCAGCCAGCCCGTAAGTTAGCGCCCAATTGGCTAGGGCATTTTTCACCCGTTGAATTTGCAGCTCTCTATGTTCCATCTGGGCTGCAGTGGGCACCAAGCGAAAGACAGCCAGCGCGGGCACGACCGCCACACAAGCTGGGCGATTACGCTCGCCCATTTTTCGAAGCCCTATATGTACCTGCTGGGCTGCAATGGATATCTAGCGGTCAACAGCCACAACGCCGACTTTCCCCTAATCAGTTAGGCGATTTCGCACAGCCAGCGTTTGACGCACTATATAAGTTTGAAGGGTTACAGTGGCTTCCGGCGGCCACGCAGCCAACAAGACATTTTCCGCCAAACTTTCTTATACCGTCAGCGCTTGACCCGTTTCCAATCACAGCACCAGCGTTTGATCCCTCAACGCTAGAATGGTGGCCTTATAGCCAACAACCACAAAGGAGCCTAGAGCCGCGCAGATTAGGACACTTTTCTCCGGTTGAATTGGCAGCGCTTTATGTACCGGCTGAATTGCAATGGCTGCCACGCGGGCAACAACCACAACGCGAACTTTCACCTAATCTTGTTGTACCAGCAGCCTTTGATCCATTTCCTATATCCGCACCGGCGTTTGACCCGTCGAATATGCAATGGCTTCCTGGTGCCGTGCATGTACAACGGGCGCTGCCTTTGAGTTCCTTTGTGCCAACCGTAGCGCCAGACGTTGCCGCGATTGAAGTGGCCGGATTCATCCCGTTGCGTCAGAAAACTATCCTCTGGAAACGCCGTAAATGGAAAAGGAGCATGTGAATGGCAGTTGATACACAACTCACGACGTTTACTGACCTTTATACGGAGCTATTGAACCGCACGCGCACGGTTACTGGCGTGACGGCAGTCAACAACCAGGCCAAGCGGTACATCAACATGGCGCTTCAGGATATGGTTATGGGCTTCGAGTATAAGATGCCCTGGCTGGAGCGAGATGCGACGCTTCAGACACGGGTGACATATACGACTGGAACCGTCGCCATCTCAGTGGGCGCAACGGCCCTGACAGGGACCAGTACACTCTGGAATACCAACGACAGTTATGCGGTCGCTAACGCGCGCACGACCGGTAAGCTGATCCTCGCTGGCGAAACGACCATCTACACGATCAGCGCGGTGGGTAGTGATACGAGTATCACACTCAACGAGCGGTACATCGGTAGCGCGGCGCTGTCAGGAGCCACCTACATCTACTTCGAGGACGAGTTCGCCCTAGCGAGCGATTTCCTCAAGCCGATTGACCAACGGCTGTTTAGTGTCGCCTCGAACATCGAACTGGTCGAGCGTAACTCATTCAGACGACGCTTCCCGCGTCCGAACGTCGGTGGTACGCCTAGCGTTGCTACTGTCGTGGATCGTGGATTCGGCACGACCGTCACGCCCATCCTTCGTGTGCAGTTCTATCCCTACCCGACCAGCGCCCTCAAGGTTCCCTACACGTATATCACGAGCAACCTCGCAGTGAGTAGTGCGGGGGTGGCTGCCGTGTCGCTATCAGCCGATACCGATGAGCCAAACATGCCGTTGCGCTATCGAACGGGCATCGTGCTCCACGCGCTGTACATGTGGTACCGGGACAAGAAGGACGACGTCCGTGCGCAGCACGCGCAGGCTGATTACCAGGACTTCGTGACACGCGTCGTGAATGACCAGAATATGGGTGCTCCAACGAGTGCAAGGCTGGTTGTGGACAAGGCTTCCTCAGATAGCATGCGCAAGCGCCCCTACAGTGGTGTCGGGCGCGGGTTCAGCACGAACAACTCGTTTGACGATTTCAGGACATAATTATGCCGTTAACGAGTAGCCGCTGGATCACCCATCAATTCAGTGGAGGCTGGGCGACTGACTTTGGCCCGTCCTTCTATGGGTCATTCGGTGAGGACAACAAGCTGAATATCCCATTCCTCACTGAGGCGCGGAACGTTATCTTTGAGTTTGACGGCGGCCTTCACAAGGTCCCCGGGTGCAACACACTAAACAGTGCAGCTATCGTAGACCACTACGCGAACATGCCTGGGGCAAGTGGGGACTATCTCTCGACTCCCGACAGTGCCACCATCGACGTCACCGGCGACCTTGAACTTCGCGTCAATGTCAACATGACCGACTGGACGCCAGCAGGCAGTCAGGCGCTCATCGCGAAATGGAGCACGGCAGCCGCGACACGCAGCTTTCGGTTCTTCGTGCAGGCGACTGGAGAGCTAGTCTTTAACTGGCTGGAGAGCGATGGGACTTCGCGGACAGCCACTTCGACCGCCGCAACAGGGTACGCGGACGGCGTGCTGCGGTGGGTGCGCGTGCTGTTAGATGTCGTGGATGGTGTCAACAGTACGGTGAAGTTCTATACGAGCACTGGTGGAACCACCTGGACGCAGCTTGGCGATACAATCACCAACACCTTTAACACGAGCATCCAGGCGACCACGGCCATCCTCGAAGTGGGAAGTACCGAAAGCGGGACTCTCACACGTCTTATTGGGAAGGTCTATCGGGCGCAGATGTGGAGCGGCTTATCCGGGGCGACGGTCCTCGCGGATATGTATGCCGGTGACGCCGCAACGAGTGCGTCAAAATGGATTGCCATTACCACTGGCGAGGAGTGGACCGTCAATGGCGCCGCCTCGATCCTCGGACAGGCGGATGTCATGGGCGTCTACGATTACTGGCGGCAAGGAGCCATTGGCGCGCCTTCACAGCGCCGAATTGTCCATTCAGGCTCCACGATCCAGAATGACGATGGCGCAGGGACGTTCAGTAGCTTGTTCACGGGGCTCGAAGTGGGGGTGGTCCCGAACTACGCCACATTCGATGATCTATTAATTATCTCGTCAAGTAGCACGACGGACGTGCCACGAAGTTGGGATCAGACGACGGCACAAAACCTCGCGGGCACACCGCCACGATTTAGCTTCAGTGTCTCCCACAAGAACTACCTCTGGGCGGCAGGTGACTGGGCGAACCCATCACGGCTGTACTACAGCGCAACGAGCGACCCCGAAGACTGGACTTCTGCGAGTAGCGGCAGCATTGATATTGACCCAAACGACGGCGACATGATTATAGGCATCGTCTCGTGGAAAGACCGGCTCATGGTCTTCAAGGGGCCGAACAAGATGTCTATTCATATGATTAGCGGCTCTAGTGAAGCGACCTGGGCACGCACCACGTTTACCACAGGTATCAGTGCCGCGTGGCAGAGCGCGATCTTCCGATTTGGTGACGACGTCGGCTTTGTGAGCCCGTATATGACTGTCCACAGTCTCAAGGCGTCAGCGGACTACGGGGACTTCAACCAAACCTATCTGTCGCATCCGATCAGTAACTACCTGCGGGATAACGTCAACCACGGGCGGCACCGATTCATCCAGGCCGTCGTGGACCCCAACCGAGGGCAGGTGTGGATTGCCTTCACGCCTTCTGGGCAGCTCAAGAACACACGAACCCTCATTATGGACTACCGTTTCATGCTGATGCGTAATGAGGCGTTCCCCCGGTGGTCCTATTGGGATGCACGGCCCTTTGCGTCGCTGGCGCTTGTCCGTGACAACAATACCTCGACACTCCGCATCATGGCTGGGGGCTACGATGGATTCGTCTATCGGTTGAGCCAAGAGAGCCGCTCGAACAACGGGACGGCGATCAACATGCTCGCGAGCACGCCCGCGCTGACATATGGCGATGAATGGCTAATCAAGAACCTGGTTGACGTCGGTGTCTCTATTCAAGCACAGAATGACAACGCCATCACGCTCAACTGGGTCCGTGACGGCAACACGTCACAGACCTCGACCGTCACCCAGGGGAGTACCGGCGGGGTATTCGATACCGCGTTATTCAACACGGCTGTCTTTGGTGGAGCCGCCTACGTGCCACGGTTCTATGGCCTAGAGAACGGTGGCGATTTTCGTGGCATTCAATTTCAATTCCAGGATAACGCGAACAGCAGCGACCTTGAAATCCACTCGTTCATGGCGAAGATCACTCCGTGTGGCGAGTCTCAGGAGAACTAAATGGCGGTTGCACAACTCTACACAGCGGTCTCTGGTGACACGATTACCGCCGCCCGCTGGAACAACGAGTTCGGGAACATCTACAACAACGGCACCTCGATTGCTTTCCCAGCGACAGCGAATATCTCTCTCGCCGGATTCACCTTGACGCTGGACGGTGCCGGTGTGAGTACGCTGACCAGCACCGCGAACAGTGGGCTAATCGTGACACCCGGGGCAAAGAGCGGATCGCCGGTTGTCAGTTCTGGCCGCAGCCTCGATGTTCTCGCCTTCACACATACAGATACGGCAACCGCTGCGAGTGGGACGGCCACACAGAACGCGGCGTGTACGATTCAGCGCCCAACCTTCGCAGCGACGAATACGGGTGTCACGCTCACAGACGGCGCGGCGTTCTATATCGCAAACAGCCCCGCGAATGGAACGAACTGTACGATCACCAACCCGTGGGCGCAGTGGGTAGATGCTGGGCATGTGCGGTTTGACGGCAACCTGCGGATGACCGCTGGATATGTGGATGGGGGACAGGCAAACCGTGAGTTGATTAACGTCGGGTTGACGGCAACGGTTGCAGCGAACGCGCTCACCGTGACACTTGTTGGTGGTGATGGTGCCGCGCTGTCTATTACGAACGCTGCGACCGTTCCATTCAGAACGTCACCGGTTACGACCGGCACGTGGACAGACCGACGCGTGACGGCTGCCATCAGTATCGTGCTATCAGGGGGTTCAACGATCGGGTATACCGCGGCGAGCCAATCCAGCCGTATCTACGTCGTCGCGATGGATAATGCTGGAACCGTGGTCCTGGGGCTGTACAATCCTTTGTCAGGGACCGGGCTGACTACCGCAGCGTTTAACCTTACTGGTATCAACGAGTCTATCCTGTATTCGAGCACGGCTGAGGGCGGGCTCGGTGCTGCCGATACAGCACAGACAATCTATACGACAGCAGCTCAAACTACCTTACCAATTCGCATCCTCGGTTACATCGACATCGCCACCGGGGCCACCAATGGGAATTGGACAGCAACGCCGACTGTTATTCAGGTCATGGGTCCCGGGATACCACGGACAGGCAGTGTTGTTCAGCGAGCGATGTCGTGGTCTGGATCGGTTGCCACAGGTACAACAGCTATCCCGAACGATGCCACCACACCGCAGGACAATGAAGGCGATCAATATTTGAGCCAAGCACTGACCCAACAAATGATTAGTAGCTTGGTGCATGTCTACGGCTCGCTTACGGTCAACCATAGCGCTGTTGTACCAATGACAATTACTGTAAGTAATGCTCCTTCAGGGGCAACTGACACGGATGCTTCATTCCGAGTGGATCAAGGACAGGTGGCAACTGATCCTGAAACAGGGCATTTTCGTTTCATCTATCAGCCGCAAAGTTTGGCTGCTCAAACGTACCGCATACGGGCCGGGGCCAGTACCGGCGCAACAACGACCGTCAACGGATCAGCGGGTGCTGTATTGAATAACAATTGTTATTCGCATGTCATTGTGGAGGAGATCGCACTATGAAAGCGATCACGGTTCGAGACGCGACCGGGAAATTGATTTGTTTCGGCGCGGACGACGGAAATTACGCCCCGGATATGTCAGGGAAGCCTGTAGGGGCTGTCAAATCTTCTGACGAAGATTATGACACGGTCTTAGCTGAGTGGCAAGCTTTGGTCGTTCCTAGCATCCTACAAGAAGTAGAACTGAATAAGAAACAACACGTCATGCAAGCGTTAGAAACGCTATTGGCTGACCCTGTGGCTGTGACACTGCTCAAAGATAAGCTGGGAGTGAAATAACGTGGCCTTATCACAGGTCTACACCGCCGTCTCTGGTGATCTGATTAGTGCAGCGCGGTGGAACAACGAGTTTGGGAATATCTACAGCAATGGAACTGATGTCGCGTTCCCGCTGACCAAGAACGTCTCGTTGGCTGGGTTTACGCTTACGCTGGATAGCGCAAACGCGACGACCATCGTCTCGCCGTCTACTGCAGGATTGGTGTACACGCCGGGGGCGAAGGCGGGCACTCCCGGGACGGCAGGCTCGCACTTCAATCAAGCGGCGGCGACGTTCACCGATAACAACACAGCCATAGCTGGGACGGCGGCGACGTGGAACAGTCATACGTTGCGCCAGCCGACATTAGCTGCCACGAATACTGGCGTCACGACGACAAACGCCAGCACGCTATATATTGAGAACGCCCCTGCCGCAGGGACCAACGAGACGCTAACGAACGCCTACGCGATCCGAGTGGACGACGGGAAGGTCCAGCTCGACGGCGCGTTGCAGGTAGAGGGAACCACAACGCTCAATGGAAGCCTCGTTGTGGCGTCAGCCACGATGGACACGTTGAACCCGTATGCGCTGACCAACCTGAACATCAACGTCACGATGTCAGGATCAGCGGTGACCGTGGCTCTCAAGACGGATGCCAACGCTGACGCGACGAGCGCGAACCCAATCCGTGTGCGCTTCAGAAACGCCACCCTCGCAACCAGTGGCACGACGAACGTGAACATCACTGCCGCGTTGAGCATGTCGATCAGCAGCGGCTCAACATTGGATACAGTGAGTGGAGAACTTAGCCGGGTCTATATCGGGTTGTTGAATAACGCCGGTACCGCTGAGCTGTTCGTCTATAATCCGCTGACCAGTACACTCGATCTTCGCGGGCTCAGTGAGTCAGCGTTGATTTCAACCACTGCGGAAGGGGGCGCGGGCGCCGCCGACAGCGCTCAGGTTGCGTATAGTACGACGGCACGGACAAGCGTGGCGTTCCGCATCATTGGGTTCTTTGAGAGCAATCAAGCGACCGCCGGGACCTGGAATACTGCGGCGGCTACTGTTCAGGAGTTGCAACCGTGGATGCCTCGGACTGGGCATATCGTGCAATGCGCGAGGAATCAATCCACGACCGTATCGGTGTCAGCGGTCGGCTCAGGAAACGTTATGCCGTGGGACGACACCTTGCCCCAATACGGCGAGACTAATTTGATATTAACTCAGGCTCTGACACCGCTCTCGACGCTTCATCTTTTACGCGTCTCTGCACAGGCATGGGGGACTGGATGGACGGACGCAAGTTTAGGTACCGGAGCCAGTGCGTGGACTCTGCTATTCCGTGACGCGGCGGGCTCGGCGTTGACAATGAGCATCTTAGGCGCCACTGGGCAAACCACTTCGACAGTGCATTCAGGAGTAGTACCAACGTTACACTATACTGTGCGGTCCGGTACGGTGGCGTCCACGTCGTTTTCGATTAATCTCGGTTCTGACTTTTCGGGAGCTGCCCGACAATGGTCGGTGTTGCAAAGTATTGCCACGACACAACTTGGTGTTGGGTCGTTTAGTACGACAGACGTTGGGTTTATTCAAATCGAAGAGATCATGGTGTAAGGAGCCGTATGGGATTCTTTACAAGTAGCAGCACAGCGAAAACCGAGCATTACAACCCCATCCTGGACACGTACACACAGGGCTATCGGTCGTTTAGCCCATTTGCCTTCCAGAGCACCGACCCGATGGCGTTCCTCCAGGCGTACGCCCAGGCTGAAGGGGCTGGCGAGGGTGGCAAGTTTGGCAAGGAGGGCCTCTACAAGGGCTACACGCCTGAGGCGAAAAAGGCCGCTGAGGAACAGGCTGCGATCGAGAAGCAGGACCGCCAATCAGCCAGCGACCTGCTCAAGCGCTCAACCAGTGGAGAGTTCCTCGCGCCCGATCAGATGAAGATGGTGGACTCGCTCGTCAACAAAGCCTACGAGTACGAAGAGAGCCGCATGATGGAGCAGTTCAAGAAAGGCGCGTCTGAGTTAGCTGGGAGCCGCGGGCTCCGTATGACGGATACGGCGATCGCACGCCCGATGATGCAGCAGTTAGGGATGGCACAACTGGGTATTTCGAGCCAGCGTGCTGGGGCTAAGTTACAGACTGGCATGCAACTGAAGCAATTCGAGGAAGGCGTGCGACAGTTCCAACAAAATCTGGAGTACAACCGCTGGTCGAGCCGGTTGAACTGGATGTACGGTGGTGGTGCGCAGGCTGCGAGTCAGGTCAAGTATACGGATTCGACGAAGGGTACGAGGAACCTCAGCGGGTTCCAGCAATTAAGCGGATCACTTGGATTGGCGATGGGCGTGGCATCCTTTGCTATGGGCGGTGCGTCCCAGAACCCACAGATGATGCAAAGTGGGATGCAAGGAACGACTGCCGCAGGCAATGTAGGCGCGTAGAAGGATCAGCGATGGAAATCGAACCGGATTACTACGACTCGACGATCGGTCTTGGAAGCTCACGCGTCAGTGGGTCGGGTACGGCTGCGAGTTCGCTAGCGCCTGAAGCGAGTGCTCCGCCTGAAGTGAACCCAGCGGGTGCGCTTGAACGTGCGATCCCCAAGAACCCACTTGCTGGGTACACCCCGTCGTGGATCGAAGGCTTCGGGCCAGGCGGCATCTCGCCTGCGATGCGTGTCAAACAGATTCAGTTTGACAACGACATGCAGATCTTCGAGGCGCAGCGTCGTGTCAAGCAGGAGGAGCGGCTCTATCAGGCGTTAGGCGACGAAGAGGGACAGCAGAAGATCAATAACAACAACAGAACCCTCCAAAATATGCCGCTGTACCGAAGCATCCTCAACAGTGCAAAGACACCGGAGGAGCGCATAAAACTCGCCGAGCAGCTTGCGCCGCTTGTCCCGAAAGGCGCAGGCCAGGCGATGATTCTTTGGATGGGCAAGAATAAGTTCGCGACGGCGAGCGGTTCAGCCTACCTCGATGCCCTGATCCGCGATGGCAAGCTCGAACAGCTTGCTAGTCTCGAAGAGTACTGGGCTCTCGCAACGAATGCACAAATCCTCAAAACAGGAGAAAATCGCGCCCATATTCTCGCGTCGGACATCGCGCAGTTTGCGACATCACAACACGGATATGAGGGTGACAAAGCGCCCATCTACGCAGGAATGTCTGAAGAGGAGTTCATCAAGACACAGAAAACCGGCTTCAATAAGCGGGCCATGACGAAGAACCCAGACACGCAGCAGCCCATGGTGGATGCGCGTGACGCGGACTTGCTCCTTCAATACTATGACTCCCCGGCAGGGCAGGCGTTTATGGCTGGCCTTGGTGTGAAGACCAGCAGCGCGGCCTACAAGCAGCAACTCTACAACGAGAGGACCGGCGCTGGGGCGCAAGCTCAGACCAAGTCGATGTCGGAAGCGTTAACCTTATGGTCGGCTGAACAGTATGGCGGTGAGTTCAAGACAACTTCCGTAGACGAGTTTACGCGCAAGGCTCCGCGGTCAGTCGTCAAAGAGTTCATGGATTACTACTACAGCGACATCCCACAACAGCGTGCGGGTGGAAAGGAACGCGGCACATTCACTGAGAAGATGACCCAGCCGGTTGCCCCGAAGGAACTCGAAGACCAGTTTGACCGCCAGGAGTTCCTCAAGACTGGCCGCATGATTAAGCCGAAGCCTGGGACGACTGGCGCGCAGCTTCGTCAAACAGACATCGTGAACATCGGTCCTAAGGAGCGCGAGACCATCGCCAAGCAGGGTTCGGTGCATCACCAACTGACGGACATGTATGATCGCGCGAAGAAGCTGTTCACCGCGAGTAGTGACCCCTTGAGCGTCAGTAAGCAGTTCGCTGATATCAACGCACGCAGTGTGTATGACACTGACATCCGTACCTACTACGCCATGCGCGAAGGGTTCACCGGCTTGATGGCGCGGTCTCTTGCGTATGAAGTCGGAACCATGACTGACGGCGACATATCACGTGCACGGGCATTCGTCCCCAACTCACTGGACAGCGCCGAGACGGTGGCCTCCAAGCGGAAAGCCTTCTTTGATTATATGAATTTTCAGCAACAGGCTGCGCGTCGTGCCATCGCTGGCGACCGTGATGTGGTGATTAGCGATAAGGAATTCCGTGAGACGAATGAGCGTATGCTGAGACAGGCGGAAGCGCTGGGTTCGCCTGAATCTCAACAGAAGCCACCGGCAATTACGTCGAGCGACGCCTTGTATGAGCGCACACTAGAGAAAGCTAAAAAGAGGGGCAAGTAACATGCCTGTACCAGAAACTGCGCTATTTACTGACGTGAACATAGACGACCTGAGCGAAGTGATCTCTGACGACGAGAGCATGCAGAAGCTCGCGTTAGCCGATAAGCAGGCCTATAAGGACAAAGTTGCCCAAATCTATCATCGTGCCGGATACACCGCTGACGGGAAGCTGCGCCCGATTGCCCAGCGGGCGATGGCGGGAATTGAACGCAAGACGGGTGTTCCTGAAGGCGTGACACAGACGCTCGCCTCCATGCCCGCGACCGCTGGTGGGGCGTTGCTTGGTGTCGCCGCTGGCGCAGTCGCTGGCCCAGCCGCGTCCTACATCGGGGCGGGCGTTGGCACGGTGGGCGGGATGCAGGTGAACGCAGAATTGGGGATCACCGAACCGGTCTCCGGTGGTGACGTTGCGTTGGGAATGGCCGCGCCATTCATCGGTCCTGCGTGGAAGAATATTCGCAAACTGGGTAAGTTCCTGCCGGGCGGTGGCTACGGGGCGCACAAAGCCGCCCTTGAAACGGCTGAAGCACAAGCGGAGAAGTTTGGCATCACGAAGGAGACCGTCAAGGCTGGGTGGGACGTCGTCCGTACTGGTGAGAAGTTTGCGGTCCCTGTTGAGAATACGAAGGGGATCCTCAAAGAACGTCTGAAAGAGCTTGGCGAGCTTTCAACGCTCTCAAGTGGATTCACCGACAAGGGTGAACAAAAGCTCATCACCGACACACTGAAGCATTTGGAGAACACAGGCGTCCTCGACAGCAAGCAACTGACCGCCTTGTTTAACCATGCCAATAGTGCTAAACTCAAGGAAGGTGGCGAGTGGTGGGGTCGCATCGCCGGGGGCCTTATTGATGACATGGAAGGCTTCGGGATGAAGGCCGCTGAGGTTGGCGCGAGTGAGCGCTACGGGGCTGCAGCCGTGCAGGGTGCGAAAGACTTGCTGAAGGCGTCGGCCCTGACCAAGCGACTGACGGCAACCCAGGAACTGGACGCGCTGCTCTCCCGCGTGCAGACCCCACTGGAGAACGATAACGCGATCAAGTTCAACCGGGACGCGTTCTCGAAGGCGCTCAAGGCGGTCCCTCGCGGCGGTAAGCAGAGCGTCTATGAGGCAGGCATGGGCGAGGACGTGGACAAGATCATCGAGGCGACCAAGAACCTTGGCTACATCATCCCCAACCCAGGCATCTCCATGAGTACGGTCGGGCGTGAGCTGCTGCCGGTGGCGTCTGTCGCCGCCTTCGCGGGGCATATGGCTGGCGGTGGGGCCGAGATGTATATGACGGCGATGGGTGTCGGATTGACCCTCGGGGCCGTGTCGCGGTTCCTGCTCACACGCGAGGCGGGGCGTAACTGGATCGCCAAGGTGGTCAAGGAACAGGGCGGGCGGATCAGCGAAGTGCAGATGCGCGAGATGCACGCCGCGCTCACTGGGGCGGGAGCTGGAGCGGCACAAGGGCTCACGTCGCGCACGAAGGATATCCCAGCAAGCGTCTATGGCATCGCGCCAGGTCAGGTGACGATCGAGAAGCGCTAGTCGGGGGGAGTATGCCGGAATACACGTATAAATGCACCCGATGCAAACTTCAATTTGACATCGCACAGCGCATCAGCGAGAAGGCGCTCCAGACCTGTCAGTGTGGTGGCAAGCTTGCGAAGGTGATCCACGCACCCAGCTACATCGGAGTGACTGGTGGAACGCCTAAGTTCTACACATGAGGGGTATGAGTGGCACATGCGCTGTCCACGGTGTGGCGCGACCATCGCGAAGTGCCACCCGGAAGACGACTGGTGGTGTTGGCGCTGTTTTTGGCCGAAGGTGAAGTGATGTTCGTGTGGTTCTATATCCTACTGTGGCTTGGAATAGTGCTCCTCCTCATGGGATGGGGCAGAAAGGTATAGTCATGTGGATGTTTGTGCTCTTTCTCGCGATCAATGGCGTGGACGTGGAGTTCTACACGCGTACTGATGGCAAGGGCGTCTTCGAGACGCAAGCGGCCTGTGAGGCGGCGCTGCCAGAGGCGCGCCAGGAGTTGATCGACGATCTCAAAACAGAGCCTCCATTGCCAGAGGGCACGACGATGCACGTCGAGTGCGTCAAGCAATGACACTCTCCGGGGAAGTATGGGTGCTCTGGGCCGTGTTCACCTGGGCCAACGGCAACGAGTGGCAGCCGCTCCAAGTGTACCCCACGTCCTATCAGTGTGACGCTGCGCGCCTGGACCTAGATAGCAAAACCCCTGCGTATGTGAGGGGCGTCTGTAGACTGTTGGAGGAGACAAACGATGTGGATACTACTGGTCCTTCTGATTTACAGTGATGGACACGAGAACAAGTTTGAACACAGCCGCTGGGCTGATTCTGTGAGCTGTGACAAGGCGGCCTACGAGGTGGCGCTCGATTATCTCCGCAATCCAGAGCCGATCGCGGTCATCACTGAGTGTGCCCCAGCCGAACCTCAAAAGGCCCTGTAAGGAGCGTATGCTACCCATTGCTGATGCGATACAAGGACTGTTTTCGGGGGTTATAAAGCCCATACTTGACAAATGGATACCGGATGCTTCTGATCGGCTAAAAGCGGAACAAGAAATATCTAGAGCCGTTGAGAAGGTCGGCCAGGACATGCGCGACCTGTTGAAGATCGACGCGCTGTCAGGCAGTAAGGTCCAAGCGTGGTGGCGTCCGGCGCTGGGGTGGGTGTGTGTGCTCAGCTACACGTGGACGTTCTTTGTTCAGCCCTTCACGGTGTTCTTCTTAGTCGTCTTCGGGAGCACCTTCAACCCCGCCTCGTTGCCGGTGCTCAACAACGCGGAGTTGAGCGGGCTGTTGTTTGCGCTGCTCGGGATTGGCGCGATGCGGTCTTACGACAAAGCCCAAGCTGGGAAGAACGGCAAATGACCTGGTATTGGACACTCGCGCTCGGGGTTGGTGAAGGCTTGCTCGTGTGGTGGCTCCTGTGGATCACGTGGTGGAAAGACCTGGGCGACATGCCCGGAGATAGGGGGGAGTAACATGGATTTCCTTGAACTCTACACCGCTGCCGTGATAACGGTAGCCGCAGGCGTGATTCTGTACACGCTCCTGCGGAGGAACTTGTAGTTGAAAGCGATACCGTTATGACGAAGCGTGAAGAAAGCGGCATCCTCGATGCGTTCCTATGACAAGTCTCAGGCAGGAAAGAACAGTAAATAAGAAAGGAGCTACCATGAGCGAATTCCTGAACAAATTAATTGTCACGCCACTATCAGACGGCAAGCGTTGGTCAGTTGTTGAGCCATTTGAGTACGTGGTAGGTGAGACAACTGGTGACGAACATATTGTCGTCCCAGTTGGCTTCATCACGGACTTTGCCTCAGTGCCCCGCCGGTTGTGGGCGTATCTTCCGAAATGGGGGCGCTACGGAAAAGCCAGTGTCGTCCATGACTATCTCTACAATGTGCCTTCGAAGTACTCCCGCAGGCAAGCTGATCAAATCTTTCTAGAAGGGATGCGTATCGAATCAGTCAACGCGCCCGTTCGTTTTCTCATGTATGCCGCCATCAGAGTCTTTGGGTGGCTTGTATGGAGACCTAAATGAAAGCTACACTTCTCTTTATCCTACTGACCGCTGGCTGTGCAACCCCGCACCACGAACAGTGGACGGTCACGAAGCCGATTGACGACCGGGGGATGACCACGAAGATCGTCGATTGCATCCTGCTCCAAGATGTGAACGTGAGCGAGTCGGGCCAAGTGACTGGGGCGATCTATGAGTGCCAAGTTGAAGGGTGGTAACATGACCAAGCGTGACGAAGAATCTCTCCTACACACGGTCCAGCGCGAGTTCGACCAGCTACGCGCACTCATGGCGGAGAACCACGCCTTCATGCAGGAGCATGTGAAGACCGATGACGCCCGTAACGACAAGATCGCAGCCGCGCTCTCTATACAAAACGCCCTCGTCGCGGGGAACCAACAGCGCCTCGACTCGTTCATCCTCTACTCGAAATGGGTGGCCGGTGGGATGGGGACGTTGGTTCTTGCAGCAGCTAGCTGGCTCATTGGCAGGTAAGTCACGGACGGCTCGCGCCGAAGTCATTCGGCTCAAGGTCGCCATCCTCGCTGATAAGGACTTCAACAAGATTGACCGTGAGGTGCATGCGTGTTGGGAGAGCGACACCAGCACGGTCTATCTCCGTGCGTCGCGTGTCGGCACCGAACGGCTGGAGGACTGGCTGCACGAGTGCAAGCACGTCTGGGTCGATAAGATCGACAACGACCGTTAGACAGACGTGTTGGTTTCAGCCGTATAAAAGCTCACGCCCGCGATGAGGACGCGAATCCCTTGCAGAAAGAACCAACCTGCAAGCTTCCACCGCGAGGGTGGGACATACAGCCGTGACGTGGAAAGGCACTGCACGGGCTTAAAAAATTTTATCATACATTCTCCCGTTGGAGCTTCATTAGATCGGCACTTCAGCTTGAATGCGGTTGGCGAGCTTTCTGAGCGCCACAGACCATCGTGCACAGTCAATCACGCCATGGGGGGTCTCGGCCTTCTCCAGCTTACAGGCCTTCTCCACTAAGGCGTGATGGATTTCTCGCCACTCTTGCTCCGTGAACTTCATCGTCGTTTCCCAGGCCACGTTGTCAGCCTCCTGTTCGCTTGACTCATAACTTGACTGATCCTTGACCTTCCACGTCACACGCTCACTTGACGGTAGTACCTTGGTAGAGTTTCATGCGCCCTCTAAGGCGGTGAAGAGTTTGAGCAGCGTCTCGTACCTCGTGGTCATCTCATCAAGCTTCTGCTTGAGCACCTTGTGATCCTCGAATAGGACCATATTCACCGGCTGATCCTCAGCGGGGGTCCCCTGCCAGTTACACCGTACCGCTTGGTAGACCGTCACTGTGTCACACTGTTCTTGTGTCATCGTTCCCTCGTATACCGCTTCAAGATATTGGCTGCCGCCCCTTTGGGCGGGCGATCGTCAATGAGACATTGGCATTCGGTTGCGTCACAGAGTATCCCAAGACACGCCAACGCATGACCGAGATGTGAACAGCGCGAGTCAGGTGCCAGGTCTTCTCCATCCAGGTAGGACAGCAGGTGCCGCATCGCTGCAGACACATAGGCCATCGTACTCACTTTCTTTTTGCGCCAGTTGTACGGGCCGTACGTGTCCGCCCCACAACGCATGGCTTCGGCTTGGTAGATGAGACTTGCGGGGGGCACCAGTCCAAGAGGAGTTTTTCGAGCCCCAATGAGATCTTTCGGGTTGGTGGAGCGTATTCGACTCTGTCGCGGCATGCCTCGCGCCCTCCTAACTGTCTGTCTAATGAATCTATGTTAGGGTAAACTGGAATCCCTGCTTCGTGAGCCCATTTGACTTCCTGATCGGCGCCAGTACTCGCACCAGGCAACCGCAGCAGCGCGTCGCTAGCTAATACCCAAGCCTTATCCACTTCCATCCACTCGCGCCAGGTCCGCGGGTCAAGGATGTGCCAGTAGAGCGTGAGATGGGGCACGAATGGCGCATACCCAAGACTAATGAGCCGTCCACCAACAGCGACGGCGTGACTGACGTTCTCCGCGATCTTATTCAGGTCGGCGTTTGTTGAGAGCGGTCCTGCAACGTACACACGAAGTCGTCTGGTCATGTATTCTCCCTCATGTAGGCGAAGAACTCCTCCGCGTCACGAAACACCTGCGTTGCGAAACTGAGCATGACATCGTACCGATCGGGGTCGCCGTCGAGCACCACGAAGGCGGGTTTACCGCGCCCAATCGTGTAGCCGAGTTCGATACACCCACTCTTGCCCGCTGGCAGCACAAGAACGGCCATCTCGCAACGGTCGAGGTGGTACTTGTCGAACATGAAGATGTTCCGCGAGGACCAACTCAGGAGCGCCTGCACCTGGTCATGCCCCTTCAACTTCTCGTGGTCTCGCCAACTGTCGTCCGCGTGTGGCCCGACACTCCACCAATCGGTAAAGGCGTCATACCCCAGCTCTCGCAGCACTTTACCAAAGGCACCGATCTCGGGGTTGCGGAGTGACCCGATGACGTAGATCGACCTCATGCGGATTCTCCATCTGTAAATGGTAGCGCCTCCCGCCCGGGCGGGAGCGTCACCCCACCCTCATCCAGGAGCGGGTTCTCCAACGAGACCGTCTTGCCGTCCTCCAGTCCACGCGCGTAAGCCGCCTTTTTCTCCTGCTCCAGCGTCCCCATGAACGCCCGCATCATCAGGTTGTGTTGCTTGGTCAGCTCCACAAGTTGCGCCTTCATACTCTTACGCTTCATGATCCGCGCCAATCCCATGTTAGAACACCTCCACACGCCGATCGCGTTCACTGATCTTCACCGCGGCGTCTTTCATGCGAGCGATGTCTTTTTCCCTCACGACCCGCCGGATAAAAATCCCGTTATCCGGTAGGAACGTCATCACGATGACCCCTGCGACATAGATATCGTAGCATTGCGCCGTGTCATCGTAGATCACCATCACGCCCGGAACGTTCGTCGTCATCGTTTCACCGCCTTTCGTCCTGTTGACCATCCGCCGCAGTCATTGCACTGGTACTGCGGGTAGCGGAGGCGTTGTTTGATTGATGTTCCCTGATACGTCGTGTTCTTACTCCCACACTTGTCACAGACCAGCCGCTCACGGTAGGCACTGATGAGCGGGTGCGCGCTGATCCATGGGAGTACACGCTTGTAGAGCTTCTCCAACGCCTGTACGTCGCCCTTGTTGTAGCGGCGCATCTCCTCCCAGCACGACGTGTCCCCCTTCATACAGCCGACCCATAGTTGAAAGCCGCGATGTTTTACCTTCTGTCCCATAGAGAGCGTCTTGAGTACAGCGTCTAGCTTATTGGACTCAAAACGGAAGGCCGCACGCACTACACGGAGCATATCCACCTGCTTGTATGGTGACGGCGGTGTCAAACCATGCGTCAGAAACTCTTTATTAAGTGTTGGGAGATCAAAATTCATGCCGTTGTAGGTAACAACGATGTCAGCCTCATCCAAAAGCTTATGAATGCCGCTCAGCATCTCTTTCGGCGTATCATGCTGAATGGACTTATATATGATTGTAGAGTGCCCAAGCCATTTAGCCGACCAACATAAGATTGCACTTGATAGTTCAATATGGTCGTGACTAATATTTTGCCGCCACAGCCCCCAAGTATAGACCGTGTTGGGAGACGTTTCGATGTCCGCGAATAGAATTTTAGGTGTTGCCACGTTTTGCCTCACTTAAACAACGTGGAGCTGTCCTGCCTGCGCCCTGATCGTTTTTAACTCGCAGGGAACGCCAGTGCGTAACAGATTTTCGGATAGCTTGTCGTCGTCGCATTCCCAACAGCGGATACAACGTTAACATCCACGCGACAGCATTTCGTGCATACAGTGCCGTTGTGTAAACGTCTTTATAGTGTGCCCCTCGTACTCGATGTTGAACTCTACTGCGAAACAATCTAGCAACATGCTCTACAACGTCTTTATCTGTCATGCTAACGTTAAGCCGAGGCGTCCGGGTTTTGCGAGTACCGCCGTTTAACCCAAAACAGCCTTCACCTTCTAACAGCCCTGCAAGCCACATGATTTCACGTAATGTCATGACGGGTACGTGCCTGTTAGTAGCATAGTAAAAATATCGTCGCTCCGTTCTTTTTGCACCTGTTGATACCACTTGCTTTGCTTCAACCGGTCCACGGCACCGGCGTAGTCACCTGTCTCAAGCGCACGGATCGTGTTCTTGAACCCACTGAAACTCGTGATGCCCATGTTGAACACGAGGTTCGTTAGAGCATCCTGGCGTACTCCGTCCAGTGTCCGAAACACCGGGAAGGCGCTAAACAGTGTGTTGCGCGCCTCAGTGATGGCTAGGTCAAGGAGTTGTTCAGCCACGGGGAGCGGCAGCCCGTTATCGCACAGATTCCACCCCCATCCTATTGTCCATTTGCCCACACTGTCTTGATACAGTTTCGCATTGCCGTTAGGCAGCCGCGGACAGCCCTCGTGACGTTTCAACATGTCCCTTAACGCGTTCATAATTGTCCCTCCCGTCGTCCGATGTCGGGATCAGGCCACGGTGCCTTCGGGTCGTATAGGTCCTGGTAGAACTTGATCTCATCACACCGCCCGTGCCCGCCGATGTCCACGTACACTTTGTCAGGGTTCTCGTCGAAGTTCAGATCCACCAGCCACATGAACGGGAAGGGATCATGGGTCATCTCGCCATTCTCGTCGTAGCCGTCGATGTAGCTGATGGCCTCGATGTCAGCAAGCCCGTCGCGATTCGTGTCGTACCACTCACTCACCGTGTTGTTGGGGTTCACGGTCTCCGCGATCTTGTCAGCTTCCTCGTACGTCAGGTTGCGGTCGCACTTGATGATCTGATCGTTATGGACCAGCTGGGCCTGTGCCGTGTCGTGGCAGTAGGCACAGCCCAGCAACAATACCAGGACCGTCAGCGTGAACGCATAGAGCCGGGCGTGTGGCACGAATCACCTCAGTCATTTATACCGTACGGGTAAAGAGGGCCAGCCCCGGGCGCGACACCGGGGAACAGTGGGTATTCAGTGAGTACCGAGTAACTTTCAATTTGGGCTCACCTCCACATGCAATGGGGCTTGTTCACCCCAGGCTTTTCGTACCTCATGCGCCCGCACGGTCTCGTCATGCGTCAGCGGCTTGGTGCACCGTAGCTCACTACAGACCGCGTATGGCCGGGGCGCACAGCTAGTCGCTATACATATTGACATAAGCGCCACTATCGAGGAGAGTGTAGTAAAGTTCACTGGCTTCCTCCACAGTTAATTGTGTAGCACACGTTGGCTTCTCCGTCGTCAAGGTGTAACAGACACTGTACTGCCGAGGTGTCGTACACCCGCCCATCAACGCAACCCCGATAATCAACGCCGCCACCCATAGGCAGACAGTACTGATCCATTCAACAGTCATGGCTCTCCCCCTCTCGAATGATCCCTGTTCCCTTACAAGCTTCGCAGGGATAGCACGAGGTGTTATTGGAGCCCCAGGACTGTTGATCCCCCGCGACCCACGGGGGGCGCTGGACTGTTCCTGCACCTGTACAAACCGGGCATTTGTGAAGTGTCATGGCTCCACCCCCCATCGTATCAGCGTCACCTTCAACGTTTGCCGCCCCCACTGTTTCGCTTCCTTGACCGCAGACGGGCCCTGCCCCATAAATACATCCAGCCACCGTCCTCCCTCACCCCGACCACCCTTGTCCGCCACTTCGCACCGCCCATAGCCCGGAATATAGAACACAGTTCCTCTGGGCCATATGTCCCAATGAGCCGCACATAGACCGCGTTTGGGTACTTGCCCACTCGCCGTTTTGTTATGCCACGCTGGGTTGTAGCCATGATCGCACTCCGTTGGACGCTTGTTGTAGACACAATAGGCTGTCACAACCATGTCAAGTTGGATGCCAATCGTCGCCGGAGCCGGGGGGCCAATGAACGCGGGTTCATGCCCCTCACAGCGTGCCGCCCACAGCAGGAGCGCCGCCGCGACCGCCCATGGCACGATGACGAGCCAGTACCACAGGGCCTTCACTGGCGGCCTCATGCCTTGCGCCGCCGTTTGGTTGTTTGAGGCTTCGCCAGCACTGACGGCGCGGGATACATGAACGCCTCCATCCCGCGGAGCATCATGTCAAACAGCGCGTCCTTGTTCTTCCCTTCCTCAAGGAATGCTGGCAACGTGCGCCAGCAGTTCGCGCCCATCACCACAACCGGGAGCGCGGTCGTGATGTCCGCCATCGGGAACGTCGTATGCCCCCGCGCCTCCAGCTTAGAAATAATTGCCGGTGGCGTCGGGCTGGACAGGATGATCGCTAGGGGTCGTGGTTGCTTCATGTTCGTCCCTCCGTTTGTAGTAGGCGCACAGTCGAGCGGCCACTTCGGCGATGGTTAAGTCTACACTCGTGACACGGCGCGCGCAACCCATCCGCGGCACGATCTCGTCAAGCTCCGTGACGAAGCCGTTGCTGACTTCCTTCACCGTGATGACGGTCATGTACTTGGGGATCGGCTCGACGCTGAACTGAGTGTCAAGCTTGCCCATCACTTGCGCCAGCGCCTTCATGTCAGGCAGGTCATTGGCTTCCATGCGTACTCCCTTCCTGTGTCATCAGCGATGTAGAACGTTGCCGGGAACGCAGTAAGCCGACCGCTGATTGTTCGTGAGCGGGTTGCAAGTTGTGCAGCACCCACGAGGTGCGCGTGTATTGTGGGATCAGTTGGAGCGCCACCCAGGACATCCCATTTATGTGAATCGTGCATGCCCCAACGGAATTGTAGGCTCCCAACGTGTTGCGTTGCAATATCATACAACACATCCTCGTAGATGTCCATACAGCCACCCTGCATGGGGTGGTTCATGGCCTGGCGCGCCGCTTCCTCGCCCGTCTCGATCAGGGTACGCCGTCGTCCGCAGAACGTGTAGATCGTGCCCCGTTTTGCTGCGTGAACCGCGCAACAACGCTGGAACGCGCGCACGGCAGGATGCGCGTTCAGCCAGTTCTCACTCGCTTGGACGAGGCCACGAATATCGAGTCCGAGATGCACCACCCCTGGGATATCGGTGCAGGTATCTGGGCGTGCTCCATAGAGCAGTCGATAGACAAACCGTTTGGCAAATGTACGGCGCATGTCCTTTTTTCCATGCCAGTCAATTCGATCAGCCCACCGCGCTGTTGCATCGTCGGCCAGATTGAACGGGTCAACTGGATTTGGGGGCGGCTGTAATCGAAAGATCTCACAGGCAGACAGCGTGTGCACGTCATAACCCCTCTCGAAGGCGTCGATTAACGGACGGTCGTGTGCCTCGCTCGCGACGATCCGTAGCTCGATCTGATCCCAGTCGTACCCCCACTCCCACCCGCCCACTTCGGGAAGCACGAGCTTCCGTAAGTCCTCCGGCAGTTGTGCAAGCGGCGGATGGACCGTGCTGTGCCGACCACTGACCTGTGTATGGACCTGGATCTCTGGATAGCACCGTTCGACGATCTTCACAGTTGAATCGCGTTCGGCGTGCTATCAGCGGCCTCTGCCGAGACCACCGTCAGCATGATCGCGTCATTATTCAGGTCCATGTACATGTGGAGGTGTGTGTCAGTTCCCTCCAAGGCCTTCATCGGAACCACCGCCTGGCCCCCCATGTTCATCACCATGTAGCGTAGGACGTGCTTCACGAGTGCGAACACTGCTTCCTGTTGCGTCACGTTCCACCAATGGTTTCAGGTAATATGAGACCGTCTGTTGCAACTGACTTTTCATCGCCCTGAGTTCGAGTAAGGGGTGGGCACCCTGCTTGATTCGATCCAGCAAGTAGGCGACAGTAAATCCTCGCTTCTCTGTATCTGCATCGAAAGCGCAAAACTTCCGTCGCTCCTCCGCGATAGTGTCACGGTTGATCGACACGACGTCGATCCGATCGTACTCGCGCAAATGCTGCGCGACCTGTCCATTTGGACCAGGCGACATGAGATTGATGGGGTAGCCACAGTACGCCTCCGCGAGTTGTCCACAAAACGCCAGTCGCACGCCGTAGTCGGTCAGCATGGCCTCGACGAGCGGCTGGTTGACGCGTAGGCCGAGTGCCTCACGCTCCATGATGATCGGCAACAGCCGCCGCTTCCGTTCGTACGTCGCTTCCACCTGCGCGTCGAGCGTCAGTTGATACTTCAGCTTCCGGATGATCTCGACAGACTCAATGATGTCACCCCAATTATACAGGAGTGGGTCAGTTTTGCTTAAATGTTTGAGCTTGACATATTCTCCAAGTACGCTCGCGACGTATTCGAGGCGATGCTCATAGTCACTCCAGAGAACGTGGTGGAGGTACATACCGTCGTCCATGTGACGGTAGCCGGTGACTTCGATCCCCATGGCCCTTCGAAGAACCGGTACGTCGGCTTTCGCGTTCCAGAACCAGACAGGTTTGGAAGCAGCCAATCTGGCGAATTGCGAAACAAAACGCGCTCGGGTGCCTGGGGCGGCAGTGGAACGGCACCAGACAACTTGGCCACCCACAACAGTTCCCCCCGCGGCGGGTCCCCCAATTCCAACCAGCTGAAGTATCCGCGTTTTAACACCATACTCGGTATCCACGACCACCCAAGGGGTCGCCTTCAATGAGGCAAAGATTTGATCGACGTCTTTAGGTGTCTGCGCGACTATCCGGTCGGGGATTGGCTTGGGCCATGTACCCATAAGAAGTTTACCGATGCGTGCCCAGTCCAGTCGTGAGGGTACGAGGAGGCTACGATCTCGAAACAAGTCGGCAGGGTGGACAACGCAAAATGTCGTCTGATGTGCAAATTGGGTCGGAATGAGGTACCCTCGATACTCCGATACGTGGGCAGGCTTGCCAGCCGGGTTCCTGACCTGGGCACCACCGAGTTTATTAAACGCATACGCTCCCATCGCCACAACGACCTGCGTCTGTGGCGGGACGTGAAAGTATTGATCGCAACAGGCCACCGCGTCGGCCAGCATCTTGCCCTTGGGCATGCGATTCGACCGCTTGCCGTTGACGACCAACCGACACTTCAGCACGTTCATCAGGTTGACCTGATCGCGCCTCAGCCCCGCCAGCGGCAACCACGTATGATCGACGCTATACCCGGTCGCGCCGACTAACGGTTGTGGAGTACACGGCTCGTAGAATGGTTTCCCCCCAATGTACTCCACAACTCGTCGGCCTATTTCCTCGTCCACGCCAGGGTTCTGCGCGACGAGGGTGACACGTGCGTCCGTTTGGATCAGGTCAGGGACGAATCCTTTCATGTCACCTGCCAGCGGGCAGCCTTTACACGTGTCAGGCTTTGGTAGCACAACGGTACCAACTCAGCCAGTGATAGCCCGCGCAGATGTGGAATTGGCTCACGGCAATTTCGCCGTCAATCGTTCTGGGCAACCAAACAGTGTCAGCGTTCCACCGGGACTGGTGAAGACGAAACCCAACCGTTGGGACAGTATGGTACCGTTCCAGTAACATCATTTCGCTGTGTACGGCTTGATGCTCCGAATCACGTTGCTCTCGGGCATGTCCTTGCCCGTGTTGGTCTTCCACGCCCTGTTCTTGCCGATGTGGATCACGACCATGTGATTCACGTACCAATCCAGCAACTCCGGCGTCGTCGTCACGTTCGCGCCATTCAGGAGCGCCGCCTTGGTCATCAGCCCACCGTTGACGCTCTCGGTGATGAGCTTGCCCTTGTCGTTCACGATCACGTCGAAGCACGCACGGAAGGCGTATCCCTTGGGTGCGTCGAACTCCACGACCGGGTCACTCTCGCGGATCGTCCGTCCCAGCAGTTTGAAGCTGAACATCCCCACCGGCACGCCGTACAACTTGTTGGCAAAGGTGCCGCTGCCGTCCTTGCGTGTGAACTCTTCGATGTCGCTCTTAAACACCGTATGCTTGCTGTACTGCGCCACGTAATAGCCCTCATCCCAGACGAAGGTCTGTTGAGCGGCAGCCTTGTTCGCCAGGTCGGTATTCAGTTGTTCTCCAAATGCGGCAATCATCTCGTCTGACATGTGTCTGTTCTCCTTGTGAAGGACCCTGGTTAACTACTTCGCAAACCCTGTCGGCACCGTCAACAGCCCGATGAGAACCGCGATACCCCATGCGTACATTGACCCCTCCTTTATGTTAAGAACCACCGAACTACGACTATCCTTTAAACGTACAGTTTTGCACCGTCACGTTCTTCACCCCCGTCACCTCCGTAAACGCGTGTAAGGCTGCGATCAGAACGCTGGAGTCACGGTTCATTTTCAGAATCTCCATCACGGCCTTGCGCGCCTCCATCACCGCTCCATACGTCGGTCCGATGTTAATCATAGCGGCATCCCGTGTCTTCTTCATGATACGCCCTCCTTATGAACCTCACTCCACGCCTTGGTGATCTGCTCGGTCAATAGCCTGTCCAGCACGTCAAAGTCCTGCGCGATCGTGGCCGGTAGTTTCAGCTTCGAGACGAGATCACGCGGAATCTTGCGCCCCGCACTTTCAACATCACCTTGGCTGTCCAAGTGCCACCGGAACTGTTTGCCCTCACCGCTCCCCATGACGTAGTTGTGCAGCACGAACGCGAACTCGCCCATGATATCACGTCCCATCTTGCCAGGCAAGCCAACATAGACTGATCTCGGGCTCTCCTTGGTGGGCTTCTCCACCTGGCTGTCCACCTTCACCCCATCCCAACAGGTCCAGATGCGGTACTTGATGTTGGAGCGGTTCACAAGGTCCACGAATTCACTAAATTCTTCGTGAGACTCGCCGTACTTCTTTCCTACGAACTTGTCTTCGACGTTCTTGGACGACCCGCCACAATTAGCCCGAAAGATGGTATCGTAGAGTTTGTGTGCGCCGTCCGGGACGAGCGTCGTCACGTCTCCATGCTTACCCGCAATGATGTCCCGAATAAGTTTACGGACCGCTTCCACTTCATTCCGGTAGCTCACCCCCTCCTTGTTGGGGTCCAGGTCGAACTTGAAGTGTTTGATTGGCAACCCGTCACGACCCTTAATAGGGACACTCGCGTCGCCCTTCTCCTGTGGCAGAGTGATGACGATCGTCGGCCCAGGTGCCGTCCAGATCGCGCCAGTCTTGCCGCTGTTCGGCGGGCCGTTCTCCAGGTAGCATCGGCTCGCATGCAGCACACGCGCTAACGATGCCGTGACATCAATCAGGCTCATGTGGTTCCTCCTTAAGCGCTACACGTTTTGGCCTCTCGATCTGCACCAGGTTCGCCGTCATGTGCGCGGAGTCAAGCCCAACACTACAAGCTTCACTCCAATAGGTACATTCGCCGTACTCATTACTATGTGAAGTGTTTCCCCGAAGTTGCTCCAGTGAGCTATGCTCATGCACTTCCATTTCGGCCCAGAGTCGTACAGCGTCTCGTAGCCATAGTTGTTTGTATCGTGGGTCCACTTGGATAATTTCATAGTATACACCTTGTCGGGTTCGGGGGCAAATGAGTGCCGCGGCAAACCGATCGGCGCCACGGGTGATCGCGTAGTGGTGAAGCTGCCAGGAACGCGCCCATACCGACTGCTCCTTCTTCACCCACTCCGCCACGAGGTTCAGCTTGGTCTTGAAATCAACAACGAGTATTCCCCGCTCATCGCGGAGAATGAGATCAGTTCGATCGTGGAACGCTCCGGACTCTTCAACGCTTTCCACAGTATAACCCCGGAAGGGGTCCACGCGTCGGTGTGTGGTGAGTACGGACTCCACAGACTCTGGTATCCGCTCCCATCGGTCTCGCTCCTTGATAGTAACATACCTCGCTCCATTTGCCAAGGCCGCTGTCATCTCGACCTTCGCCACGTCAAGGGCGACGGTCGTGCAGACAGACGGCTCTACAGGTTGGTTGATTCGCCTCGCCTTATAGAACACTTCAAGACCCGCCGCGACACTGGTCCCGACCATCGCCGCGATCTCGGGGTATTCGATCCCCCTCGGCTTGTAGTTGGCCTTCCGCAGGCCCCAGTATCGTGGGCAGAAGCTGTAATCCTGTGTCTGTGATGGGCTAAACGAGCGCGGTATACTCATAGCTAACCTCCAGGTGGACTCAGGTACTTCACGACGGCCTTCGCGGTCAGCAAGGTATGCTATAGCGTACGTCCATCAAAGTCACGCTTTAAGAGGGCTACGACCTTTTCGGCGCTTTCGAGAGTGTTGGTTCCGATTTTGTTACGGTTGCACGCATGGCAGGCGAGACAACGGACACGTCCCGTCTTATGATCGTGTTCGATGGCGAGGTTTCGTGTCTTTGGCGGGTGCCCACAGATAGCACAGACACCGCCTTGTAATACAAACAGCTTCTGGTACTGCGCTTCCGTGATCCCGTATTTTCGTAATAGGTACGCGGTATTACGTTCCCTTTGGTATAGCGAGTGGCACGGTCTACAGTACCCAGACCGCTGTGTGCGGTCACGATACTGTCCCTTTGGGGAGAACTCGCTGATAAACTTGACTCTCCCACACTTTGGGCAGGCCTTCGTCATACTCTGCTGCTCTCTGTAAGAAGCAGATATTCGATTCTTGTGTCTTTTTGTCTCGGCGCCACTCATACTGTCTCCTTTTAAACACACTGGCGAGCGTTTCGGTCGTACATGATGCTAAAATGGTATCACATTTACCCTCACCCTCAACCCTCAGTGTAGTATACCTGAGGGTATACTCGACTGAGGCCTCAGCCTCCAGGCTCGATCGAAGGTTGCGTGGGTCCCACCAGTCAGCTCCCAGGCTACCTTGGCCTCGGTGTAGCTGGCAGCCGGGTGCTGTTGGATGAAGGTCAGGGCCTTAGCGACGCTGGGCCCAGTGACGACCCCACCAGTAGCCATCCAGACGCCACAGGGCTCCTGGGCGAGGGCTAACGGCGCTTGGCTGGCCCCAAGCCGCCCTTCCCACTCCAACGCCCCCTGGCTGCATTGTGTGCGTCTGAGGAGGATGTTCTGGTCAGTGTCGCCACCTTGGAAGTTGGATCCGCGGCCCGCCATACTGGGCGTATGGGACCCGGCTCCGGGCATGAGGTTGGGCTTGGCGGTGTGTCCAACAATCAAGATCGCCCGGCGGTCCCTGAGGTGGTCGAGCGCCGCGAAGATCTCAGCCATGTCCTGTTGGAGGTTCTCGTTCCGGTTGTGGATCTTGGCTAAGACATCAATCACGATCAGGATAGGGTTCACAGCGGCGATCTGGCTAGCCATCCAGTTGAAGTGGGTAGTGTTGAAGATGTTGACCCGACTTGGAGTATGGCGATCAAAAGGGTCGGAGAAGTACAGCCCGTGCTGTCCGTCGATGAGGAAGCCGTGGTGCTGAATATCCAGGAGGCGCTTCTTCCACAGTCCCGGCGGGGTGTCAAGCTGGAAGTACATGACCGGCCCTGCAGCCGTGACAGGCTTACCCAGGAACGTACTCCCGTCAGCGACCGCTTGGGCCATCTGTAAGGCGAGGAATGACTTACCCACTTTTGGTGCCCCATTGAGGGCGACCTTACCACCAACCGGAAGGAAATCAGGGATGATTTCGGCGATGCTGAGGTTTGGCATCAAAACGAAGTCGTTTGAGCGGATGGGCATAGTGTTCCCCAATCACACTGGTATAAACCGCTACACAGGGGAACATGCTGCCTCATCGGGATAGGTGAGTCACCTGCTTAAGGAGCAACGTTCGACCCTCACCGAAGCCTGTGTACACGGCGATAGCTGGCCCAGTGCGTAACTGTGGCCGGACGATCATGAACCACACGTTGGTCGTGTTGGGGTCAGCGTCGTAGGCCCCAGCTAATGTCCCGGTTCTCGTGACGGTCATTTGACGAGGTATAGCCATAACGAACGGCCATCCACAAACCAGGAATACTGCGGTCCCACCCAGTTGTAATCACTCCGGTACAGGGAGGCGTCGCTCGTGGGGCTCGCGAACTTCCGTACTGGCACTGATCCTTGATCGCGACAGCGTATGAGCGTCACGACAGCGTTCTCCACTCCTTCAACCGCTGTTGGAGCACCTTGACCCCCGCCCTTAAGCGCTTGCGTGTCGTCCGTGTGGACAGGCCACGCTGGCGCGCCACGTCCTTCAGATACTGCCCTTCGACCAGGATCGCCAGGACAAGCTCGCGTGCCTCGGGCTCCAAGGCTTGGACGGCGCGCTGCACGTCGGCGTCACGGAGTGTGGACGCCTCGTCACCGCGTGACAGCGGGTTGTTCCAAGAGAGCGCTTCGAACTCCTCTTGCGCCTCGTCGTCGTCGGCCTCGTGTAACGGGCCATGAACGTGGTCGTGGATCAGCCCCTCGTAGCCACCCTCTTGTAAGCCTGCGGCGCGCCGACGCCCACGCTTCTGGATGTACTCACGGCAGAGGTAGTACATCCGCCCGATGGCATAGGCCCGGGGGTTCTGATTTGTGTCAAGCGTCTGGCGCATCTCCCAGATCAAGAGGCTATGCTGTTGAACGAGATCCTCCACGGTCTCCGCGTCGCGGGTGTAGTACCGCTTCGCGATCTTCGTGACGGCTGGACGTATGGCGGCTAGCAAGGTCTCGGTCTCCTGGTCGGTCATCCTGGCCTTCTCGGGAACGTCCACGGCGCGCAAGAATCCACCGTGTCAAGTCACCGTCAATCACGTCGATCGTGCACTGCTTACCCGCCGGAGCCATACTACTCCGGCGTCACTCGGGGGATGCTCATACGGGGTCCTGCAACGTTGTTGTACCCCCACGTGATCCACTGGTAGTCGTCAGGTTGGCTCGACGGTGTCAATGGGAAATTACACCACACGCTAAACCCCGCTGCGTCTTCTGGCTCATTGTAATAACTGTCATGTGGGCTACGGGTTAACGTCATGGGTGTGACGGCTTCAGCCCCAACTGCAGGGCCATGTCTATTGATCGGAGCGAGTGGGCGGTGTGGTCTGGCGTATACACCCATGCGATGGGGCAGGTCGACAACACGGCGTCCTTGTCGAAGTTCTCGCCATCCGTGATGTTCACGAGGAAATGTGCGCCCAATGCGTCGGCGTGGCGGAAGACCAGGTTGAAGAGCGTCCCACCGCCAGTCGGGGACCCCGTTGCAGGGATGGTCCTCCCCTTAAAGAGGATGGTATCTGCATAGACCACCACGCGAAGCCGATACCGCTGACTGAGCATCGTGGCGGCGGCGATGAACGACTCCCAGTAGGCGCAGGTACTCCCGGAGACATCAATCGCGATCAGCACGAGCGGACCGTACGCTTGACGGCTCCCCGCGACACCCTCGGTGCGCCCTTGACGGTACCACCCACGCGTTCGGCGGTAGTCCCCATGGATCGAGTGGCCTCGAAGGCGGTTGAGGATGGCAGCCAGCCACTCACAGGGAATGACCGCCTGTCCACCCTTCGTGTGTTCGCGGTGACTCCCGGTCGGTGACGCCCCGGCGAGCAAGTCCCTCAGCCGCTTACGCAGGTGGTCCGGCAACTTCGAGTCGTTGATGGCCTCTTGGATACGGTTAATCGTGACAAGCTGTTGGAGGGTCGCATTTGCGCGGCCTTCAGGCGTCAACTCATCCGGGATGGACAGTTGATCTTGCGTGGTAATGCTCATCCTGATCTGTGTCCCTTCCATTGCTTTCACCAGGGCATCGTAGTACACACGCGGCCCCACGAGCTGTGGGGGTAAGTTCGGAAGGAGTTCGCTCAGCGTCGTACAGGTGACACCCCCGAGTGACGCCACGAGTTCCTCCGGCCACGCTTGGTTGATCCAGGCGTCCGCGGCGATGTTCCACAACACAGGGTCCAGCTTATGGAGCACGGCATACGGCAGGTGTCCATGAGCCAAGTGCATCAGCTCATGAATGACAATCATCTGCTTTTGGTCCGGTGTGCTGGTCGCAAACTTCTTCTCGTTGATCCTAATCGTGTAGACGCCATCCGGGCTCAGGCTCAGTGCGGCGCGATAGGGTCCCTCAAGCGGTTGCCGCCGCAGTCCTCCAAGGAGGTGCCCGATCTTATTGGGGATATGAAGCTTCGTCAAGTCTGCGTTCATATGGCCGCCGTGTTCTCGGTGGGGAGCATCTTCGGCTTGAGCGTGGGGGCCAGCAGCACGGCTGCGTCTGCAGCCTTCCGTGCGTCAGCGCCATCGTTGTACTCTTTAATCAACCCGATCATCAACGAGTGGAACTCCTCATCACTTGTCCCTGGGAGGATCTCAACCGTGTCACCCTGATTCGGGGCTGCGTGCTCCAGAGCCTTAAAGAAGTTGTCCATGAACCGGTAGCGGTGCTCGTCGGTGCTATGCAGGTCCATGAACACGCGCCGAAAGGCCGCCTCAAAGTGTTTCAGTTCCTTCAGATTGAGCATGAGAACGCCGCTCGCCTCACACAGGCTGTGGACATCCAGCGCGTCAATCGTCTGAAGGGGATGGTACTGAATTGCCGCGTGAATGTCAATCCAACTTGAGCTACCCAGCTCATTGAGCAGGTTATCCGCATCGCCACTGGCGAGCACTCCGCGGATGACCGTCTCGCGCTCCTCCGCACTGAGCTGAAACCCCGCGTGTTTGAGGAACATGATCGTCCGTGTGATGTTCCGGCTGTTCGCCTCGACCACTGGCAACACTTCTGCGTAGGGCGTTGTCTTCAACCAGGCGAGCGGAAGCTTCACCTGGTTTCGCACGTACTCCCAGTCATTCGTGATTGGAAGGAAGACACACCGTGCTGACAGGGCCTCGTTGGTCTTGTCAGTCAACCAGCTTTCCGCGTGGATCGTCTGGCCCGCCGCGATCATCACCGTGCCGGGGTGGAATCGCTCGCCGCGCACCTCACGATCAGAGAGGGCGGTCAACACGGTCGCATGCACTTCCGGTCGCGCCTTATCCGCTTCGTCAAAGAACAGGACAACCGGGTTCTTAATAGCCCGCCGAAGATCACGCGTGAGCGCGAAGTCGGTGACGATCGTCTCACCGTCTACCGTGATACGTGGAATCCCGCCGATATCCTCCGGGAGATGCTGCATGAGCAGCAGCCGTACGACAGGCAGGCCCAAGCGCTTGGCGAGGGCGACCACCCGTTGCGTCTTCCCCACACCAGTCTTCCCGATCAACCAGGGGATGAGCGCTTCATGAGCGGGGTTCTGTTGATAGGTCGCGAGCAGGTCGAGAATGTTCTCGGTATACATGCGTCCTCCCTTAATGTGACAGTGTCATACCGGCAGCCCTAAGGCAATACGAACAGCCTGCACCTTTAGGATGAGTATACTATGTATCGCATAGATTTGCTTGGCGCGGTTGCCGGTCGCCTCGCGCCACGCGAAGTAGACTTGACGCTCGTGGTCGGTGGTCTGATCCAGGAAAGCATCAAGCGCCGTCATCATCGCGCCACCGCCAGCGAAACCCATGTACTGTGTGTGGCTTCCCACCAAGACCAGCTTACCGCGGTTGGAGTGGCCGTGAGGATCAGTTCGTTGTCCCCTGCGCGAAAGGACAGTGTTTGAGTATCAACCGTCCCGAAGACTCCAAACCACAGCGGCGTGATCCCACTCCTGGATAATATCATCGCGAGGAGCCCTGCATCCGCAACCACTTGCTCAGGTTCATGATGCGCCGATAGACAGGCCGCGCCTCGTCGCGTTGAGCCCAGCCCTTCAGGCCCTTAAGTTTAGCTTGTTTAGCGGTCATGTGGTTTCACCAAAGCAACGTACAACAAGCTCCATCCAAAGCTATCCGGCAAGGCATAGAGCCCGCCATACCACTTGACGAGAGTCAGTTGATACGAAAGCTGGTCCGTCTTCGAGACGGCACGGTAGACCCGTTCACCGACGTATTCGTAATGCATGTTACTTCTTTGAGGGAAGCACGGTCACGAAAACGCAGCGCTGCGTTTGCTGCGTGTCGTTTGGAGGAAGCGGCGGCTCTACGTGAGTGTCCTTGTTCTGCGCTTCTTTAATCGCCGTGTGGACCCTGACACACTCAGCCTGTGTAGCATACGCGTATTCCTCCGATAGGCCGATCCCCATTGAGCCGTCTGACATTATGATGAATAACGCAATCATCCACATCACACACCTCCCTGTTACTCCTTCATGTCGTTAGAAACACGTGATGGTCGTCAGGCCTCCGTCTGTACAGATCGTGCACGTCTTGTACTGTCCGTTATCGAATATCACAATCGTCTGACACTGCGCGAGGGCGAGTCCTGGCATTACACTGAATAACCCAAAGAATAGCACAGCCATGAGTAAGGTACGCATCGTTTTACCCCCTTCTATAGTACTATATAACTTAAGTTATAACTTAAGTATATAGCCGGTTAACTACCGTGTCATGAACGCCACCAAGGCCAGCAAGAGCACGACCACGTAATCGGCTGGGCTGTGGGCATTCACAATCAAGTACGCCAGAACGGCGACAACAAAGATGGTGAGCATTATACACCTCCATGGCCCAGTAACAAGGGCCTGAGCACGAGGGCAAAGAACACCTCGGCCAGGATGTACCCGACCACCATCCCAGCGAGTACAATCGCCAGCATGGTTACAATTTTCGCCATCACTTCCCCCCTCGGATGTAGGTTGTGAGCCGCGCTATAATCCCCTCAACCTCCATGAACTCAACCTTGTCATTTCGAGCCCGTAAGTATACCAAGTAGCGCTCTAGGGCGTCAAGCACAATCTGTGCCTCAGGCCTGGTCAGCCGTGAGTACGGGCAGACCAGCGGGATGATCTGATCGGCAAAGGTGAACATCACTCGACCACCCCCGGCCATTCATTCATGAATTGTCGTGCTTCTTCGAGGTCAGACGCGCACAGGGAACATAGCGCGCCGGAATCCTTCACAGGTACGTGACACGTCGGACATTCAGGCTTCTGTAATTCGTCAAGGATATCAAACACTTTGGCGAGCATTTCAAACTGTTCCATGATCGTCTCCTTGTGGCTCATAGGAGTGAATGGGTTCGAGTGTTTCAAGGATAAACGTCCCGCAGGTGCAGGTCGAGACAGCGACACACGCGTTGAGACTCTGTAGTTGCTGCTCATGTGAGCCGCAGTTGAAACAGGCCGTGTCGGTTATCATAGGACCCCCTTCCGGTTAAAGATGCGTCGTAACCCGCCTGGGCTATTACGTAACTCTTCCAAGAGCGTATCGACGATGTTAGTCCGTGGCTCCAAGGGCTTCAAGGGAGGCCAGTACCGCGCGCCGCAATTGAGGCAATACATATTCCACGCGCGCTCGTCACTGTACTCGTGGTCGGCGCATAACTCGTGTACAAGCAGCCCCTGACAGCGGAGGCAAGCGTCTCGTTTGGTGGTCCTCATTTCTCGCACACGTGCGGTCGGATCATGGTCGCCACTTCTTCCTTACGCATAGTGACCCCCTTATATCCGAAACCTCACCTTCCCATCTCTCCAATCCTCATAGAACCAGCATATGACATCCGTGGACTGCGCCCCATCGCATGGATAGACACGAAGGACTTCGGCTTGAAGCGTATCTCCATCCAAGATGAGCCGATAGTCTACACTCGCCCAGTCGTCACCTGTCCAGATTTCATGGTTCCACATGGTGTTTCTCCCTATAGCCTCGCATGTTCCAACACCTCCAATACCTCCGCTTTTGTCCGGTCGGGGTCATCATTCCATGTTGGCAAATAAACAACCCCAAGGATATCGCGGATCGCTTCGATTTTTCGAAAATATTCCTGCTTCGCCTTTTTAGAAAGGCCCACGCGTTTTCCCGCGCAACTTGCCAAGACGGCCCCAACAATGCACCAGGACCACGCATCGTTACTTCGTGGTTTTGTCTCAATTCCTATGCTTGTTTTCGCGACGGCTCTTTGACACCAGCCCTTCTTAATGTAGTCGCTTGGTTTCACGTGCGTTTCCCTCCATGTGGCCCGTAGAGCCCAGCAATATAGTCAAGCCAGCGCCCGAGTTTATTTTTAGTGATTTTCATTTTACGCGGCATGGCCGCCTCCTTTGTTACCGTTTGAGCCCCCACGCAAAGAACCCCAAGAACAACGCGTGCATGGTCAGATAGAGATACATCTCACCCTCCTGTGTGGCCGCAACCGAGCTGCCCACATGAGCCACAATAGTCTTCTTCTGAGATCAAGGTAAGCTGGTCAGGGTCAACATAGTGTTGCCGATCGTCGCCCACCATCACAGCCACCAGCTTCCCGGTACGGCTCTCAAGGCCAGACTCTATGGTATCCTCGTCGGGCTCGGTTTGCCACCCCCACACACGCCACGCCACGCCCTTGTAGCCTCTCACTGTATACGCGCCATCGTACTCTGGAGCATCTTCGTACGTCTGTGTCATGGTCTTTCTCCCTACTAGGTACAGTCTACCTCAATCCTTCACCGTGTCAAGTGCTCGATACGCTAGGAAGAGATGCAACACTTGTGCCATTAGTTGGTTTGGCCTAACCTCTTGATCGTATTGACAACACCACCCTGTGGATAGTGGAGGGCGTGTACAAATCTGTACAAGACTGTGTGATCTCTACCATACGTGAACGATATCACTAGCTTACACTGTGACATGAATCACACAATCAACCCACTTGTGCCTCCCTACTACGCCACCCCCAGATGTTGTGTATCATTCCTCAGTTCGTCGTTTATACCAAACTGATTGGAGGGTTGTGTAGTTTATACCACACTTGCGGGGGTGAGGTGGGTACCCAACAACCTCTCGCGCACTTATCCCCAAGTTATACACAGTTAGACACCGTGGCACATTGCCACTACCGGTGGTGTAGATACAGGGTTGTATCCATATTGATGGGGCATTTCGCCACACTGT